ATGACGAAGAAAAAAGCACATAAACCTGGTTCAGCGACCATCGCGCTTAACAAGCGCGCCCGTCACGAATACTTTATTGAAGAAGAGTTCGAAGCGGGACTTGCCCTGCAAGGCTGGGAAGTTAAATCCCTGCGCGCAGGAAAAGCCAATATTAGCGACAGCTATGTCCTTCTGCGCGACGGAGAAGCGTTCCTGTTTGGCGCAAACATCACGCCAATGGCTGTGGCTTCTACGCATGTGGTGTGCGATCCTACCCGTACCCGCAAGTTACTTCTCAACCAGCGCGAACTTGATTCGTTGTACGGTCGCGTCAATCGAGAAGGCTATACCGTAGTGGCGCTCTCCCTGTACTGGAAAAATGCCTGGTGCAAAGTGAAAATCGGCGTCGCCAAAGGTAAGAAACAGCACGATAAACGTTCAGATATCAAAGAACGCGAATGGCAGGTGGATAAAGCGCGTATCATGAAAAACGCCCACCGTTAAACCTGCACTCCAATTCTTGACCAGTTCCTCACCGCGCCTCCCTCTCCGGCGGCGCGAATGAACATCTTATTGGCTATCACATCCGACAAAAATGTTGCCATCCCATTGCTTAATCGAATAAAAATCAGGCTACATGGGTGCTAAATCTTTAACGATAACGCCATTGAGGCTGGTCATAGCGCTCATAAATCTGGTATACTCGCCGTTACACATTGGGGCTGATTCTGGATTCGACGGGATTTGCGAAACCCAAGGTGCATGCCGAGGGGCGGTTGGCCTCGTAAAAAGCCGCAAAAAATAGTCGCAAACGACGAAAACTACGCTTTAGCAGCTTAATAACCTGCTTAGAGCCCTCTCTCCCTAGCCTCCGCTCTTAGGACGGGGATCAAGAGAGGTCAAACCCAAAAGAGATCGCGTGGAAGCCCTGCCTGGGGTTGAAGCGTTAAAACTTAATCAGGCTAGTTTGTTAGTGGCGTGTCCGTCCGCAGCTGGCAAGCGAATGTAAAGACTGACTAAGCATGTAGTACCGAGGACGTAGGAATTTCGGACGCGGGTTCAACTCCCGCCAGCTCCACCACTTTAAGAAGGACTACAACCGGACAGTAGCAATAAATACAGCCACTTACGGACACAAGCCAGACAGTAGTCGGACTGAAAAAAGACAAAAATATACACGTGAAATGCACGTGCACTTCTAAAAAACCCCAGTTATCACCGACTGGGGTTTTTCAATTTGTAACTAAGGGTAACAACCCCCCCGTTTTTTTCATCTCACTCACCTTGATACTGTTTATTTGTACAGTTAAAAATAATACTGTATACAAACACAGTATAGAGGGACTTTTATGCGTATTGAGATCTGCATAGCCAAAGAAAAAATGACTAAAATGCCAAACGGTGCTGTGGATGCGTTAAAGGAAGAATTAACCCGACGCATCAGTAAACGTTATGACGATGTAGAGGTGATCGTAAAAGCCACCAGCAACGATGGCCTTTCTGTTACGCGCACCGCCGATAAAGATTCAGCTAAAACTTTTGTTCAGGAGACTCTGAAAGATACCTGGAAGTCTGCTGACGAGTGGTTTGTTCACTAATTAACACGTAAAATCGGTAACGGCTGGAAATCATTCAATACTCGCACTATCGAAAGTTCACCAGCCAACCGCAGCACGTCCTGCATACGTCGTGTCTGCGGTTTTTCTTTTTCGCTTACATTGTGTCTGGTTCTTCCGGCCACTCAATATCAGGTGCAGTTGATGTATCAACACGGTTCAGCAACACCCGATACTTTTTCTAGGCTTCCAGCAATGAGGTTTCTTCCTCCGTTGCAATTTCCAGATCTGCAGCATCCTGAAGTGGGGCGCACCACGCAAACATCACAAAATATTGTCGCTGCGATGAACCTGTACAATAAATAATGAATCACGGTACGTTTCTGTGTATAACGTACTGTAGTTTTCTTTACGATTTATAGCTGTACTGGTGAGCCATGAGTAATCTGAATCCATGCATGGCGTGTGGTGCCGTTGTGCATTTTCTGCGTCTCTTTTACTGGTCCGAAGCCGATGATGCTGAAGCAGTCCTCTCCTCTAGCCTCATCCCTGTATAGCACGCATCAAATAATCTGGGATATCATTTCGTAGTTTTACAATATCAATATCCGAATCGATATGTTTCTGGTAAAACTTGTCCGCAAGCAAGTTTGCTATGGTATCTGATGTACGATTTTTTACATCCCGGCTCATACCATCACAAAGAGCATCCATTTTCTTGCCAAAAGAAGCACTCCCCATTATTACATGATTAATAGAACTTTGTGCTGCCTTAACATCAAGGGTTAGTTGATTCTCCTGGCTCACAAGAAAAAAGACTCTTTGCCTCTCTTCAGTGGAAATTTTTGCATTTTTTTGAAAACAGTAATTATCAATCTCCTGGTTGATCACCCTTGAGGGATATACTATCCGTTCATCTTTTATCCACTCATCAATATCTTTAGTACTCTGCCTTCTCACCGTTTCCAGTATATTGCCGCTAAATTTGCGAACAGAAAAGTGAATCGTCCGTTCTCCCATTGAACATTTTATGACCTCATCATTCTTCCCTAGGAAAGAGTTCCTGAAGGAGTTTTCTCTATGGCAACTTATACCAAAAGAGCTGAAAGACGTACCTGTAGTATTCATCGGCATTATAATTCCTTTTTATAAAAAAGTGTTTACAATATTGTATACTTGTGTTTATTGTAGCCAGAAAAAACATGCATGCAATAATATTCTATAAAAATAGTATTGTTTTATTCACATATCATGAGCGGTATGTTGACTCTTGTTACCAATATAGTTCACAATATGGATTAAAAAGGATAATAATATGCCAGTCATATTAAATTTTTCTAATGGGAGTGTATTGCCGGAAAATGAGCTGGAGGCTTTACGACATATTGCAAGAAGCAACGAGAATGACACTATTACTATAGGAGGCCGTAATATGAGGCTTCATTATATCCAGTTTATGGATGGTTTTAGTGTTGAGCCTATTCCTGGTGGACTTTGGGACCATCTTGGGGCAAGAGAGGCTCATCATCTCGCAGACAGCCTGACAAGACAACTTAACGGAGGTAACACTTTTCTGCAGGCATACAGCTTATATCTGGAGCAGAGGCAAGCTGCCCCGCTTGTGCAGGAAAGCGTCATAAAAACACTACTGGATCGAATAAATTCGAATGCATTTCCCGTTAGTTTACAAGACTTTTCCTGTACTGAGGAACATCTTAATTGTCCGATAACGCTACATATTCCTGAGACAGGTGTTTTTGTCAGAAATGCTCGAAATTCAGAAATATGTGCATTATATGATCAGGAAGCATTGACTGAACTTATCCTGCGTAACGCTCCCCCCCCCTCAGCCGTGACCCCTTTGCTCCAGAAATGATTATAAGCAAAGACAAGTGTCATTTTAATATAACAAAACAATGTTTTTACGCATTACCCATATACCCCCTTCAACAAAACAGTATTTAAAAATAAAAACACAATATAAGAAGCATACAATAAGTTAATCACCATATAACAAACATATAGCGAGGAGATTATTTATGCCCGAAATATCATCAGTTGTATCATCATGTTACCATCTGTTCAGTGAACATCAACAACTTTCAAATGAAATAACAATGACGAACTCCGTCTCCAGAAGAATTGTTCATAAAGAATATGGTATATCTTTAAAATCCGTTCCTGTATGGTTGGCTACAGCTAAAACTCCCCTTGCTCTACTCAATGGCAGACATACAAGAAGTCACTCATTTATTATTGCAGGGCCCCCAGGAATGGGAAGCAGGAGCGGAGCCCAATACTATGCCATAAACAGTGATGATAAACGCTCCCGCATAGACATTGACTCTTTATTTTTAAAAAAGTTAAATAATGCGCGAAATCAAAATAAATTTCCAATCGATGTAAAAGAAACGGTTATAAAACTACAAGGGCAAAAATTTACATGCATTGAAGATTTTCATAAAAAGTATAATGAAATCAGGCTAAAGACCAATAGCAACATTCAATAAAAACAAATTACAGATGAAGTAAAATCACTTGCATATTTGATTCTTTCAAAAAAAGAGATATGGATATATAAAAACAATGAAAAAGACAATGCAAAACCAAACTTAGGAGAACGAGACGTAAGAATGTTCGAAAATATTAGTCCTGATAAATCATGGGTAATGTTTATTTCAATTACCCTTTATAACGAAGTTTCCTCTGGCAGAGTCATAAATGCATTCTTCATGTTTTACAATTATTGATGCCGTTATTGGTTCTCGAGTCAGTGGGTGGGGTAAGCCTTCACCAGTCAAACGAGAAAATGCAGCGGCGTCAAATAAAGTACATACATCTGAACCATCTGAATTCCTCACAAAAATACCTTTTTCAGGCAGCTCCAGTGTAATTGGGCATTGAAGCACCTCACCAGGACAGTGAAGTTTTCCAATATCAACAGTAAAGGTACATTCCGATATTTTGGCCTGCAAAGAGTTTCGCCCTCCCATTCCAGGGAGCGCGCTTAATATCCTGTTTCTGAGCGCATTAACTCCATCATTAAAAGCAATATTCAATAATTCTGCATAAACCCGTCCCTGCCCTTCACCTTCTGCTAAAAAACGGCCTGTATCTGGCATATAAGAAACTCTAACCCTCTCCCCTCCCAGGAGAAATCCACCAATCTGCCCCTCCATTACCTGCTGACGCAGCTCCATCATCTCATTCACGAATGAAGCCGATGACACATATGATATTAATCCAGGCATTACCATATTCCTTCATACGGATAAATATTCCCTCAAGTCTTCATAACAAACATCACCATGGCATGACAACAAAAACCGGAGCCGGACTCCGGTTTTGTGAAGCTGTCGGGTTACTTCATCCCGCCAATATTTTCCCACGTCCCGTCAGCACGCAGGATTTGCAGCGGTCTTACCACACACTGTATCTGCTTTTTATCCGCATCCAGTATCACCACCTGCGTGATTACCCTGGCCTGCTCCGGAATAATACCATTCTCATCTGACTCCAGGATGTCTGCCGGCCCCAGACGCAGTTGTGCTGTAAGTAACTCCCCGTGTTCACGGTCATCATGCTTTCCGTACCCGCACAGACGCTGCATAAGTTTTTTTAGTATGTTCATGTCATTCTCCTGTTCTGCCTGTATCACTGCCCACTTCATCCAGCCCCTTGACATCCTGCCACGGCCCGTCACCAAACCTGACCTGCAAATGCTGAAAAAACCCCTGAACCTGTGTGGCATCTTTGGGGTCAAGAAAGGTCAGTCCGGTGATGAGCGCACCATCTGTACCCGGGAACCAGCCATTGCTGTTTGTCTCAATAATGCTCGCCGGCCCCAGACGAAAACGGATTTGTGTCTCCCCCGGGTCGCCCTTCGGTCCCTGAGGTCCGGTTGCCCCCACCGGGCCAGCCGCACCTGTTTCTCCTTTCGGTCCCTGTGGGCCTGCCGGGCCTGCCGCACCGGTATCTCCCTTTGGACCCTGTGGACCTGCATTTCCCGTCAGACCGGTCTCTCCCCGCTCTCCCCTGTCACCTTTCGGCCCCTGCGGGCCTGCCGGACCAGCATCACCTGCCGGTCCCCGTTCGCCGGTTGCCCCGACAGGGCCGGTGTCACCGCGCTCTCCCTTATCACCCTTCGGCCCCTGAGGACCCGCGGGCCCCTGTTCCCCCTTTGGCCCGGGAGGTCCCACCACGGTGGGGATTCGGTTTACGGCCTCTTCCGCCGCTATCCTGCTTTGTTCCGCTGACTGTGCGCTTTCTGCTGACTCCCGGGCTTTTTCTGTTGCGGTCGTTGCATCCCTGGCTGCATTACCGGCTGCACTTTCTGCCGTCTTTCTTGACAATTCAGCTTCTGCTGCACTTTGTGATGACTCACTGGCTTTTTGAGCGGCCGCAGAAGCCGAGGACGAGGACGCATCCTCTGACTGCTTTGCTGAGGCTGCACTTTCTGCCGCCTGCCGGGCTGACTCCGATGCCTCCCCTGCTGAAGTGTCAGCATTTGCAGCGCTCTCTTCTGCCTGACTGGCTGATATGCCGGCATTCCTCGCTGACGTCTCCGCCTCTCCGGCATTCTTCTTCGCCTCCTCAGCGTGACGCGCCACCTCTTCCACCATCAGTTCAAAACGGCGCAGTGCCTCCGGACGGGCATCATCCTCCGTCATGGCACCGAGAAAATCATTCAGCGTACCGGGTTGAGAATCTTCATACACGGTGATGGTCCCGGCATGTGACGGCGGGAATCCTTCCACCAACAGAATGACGCTGTACTGACCGTACTCAACGTCCATGCTGTAACGACCGGCTTCATCCGGATTTTCAGAGGCCACCGTGTTCACCACCACCGTGCTGCTGGTCCGTCTGGCTTTCAGTTGAATGGTGCAGTTCTCTACCGGTTTTCCTGTGCCGTCTTTCAGTACACCTGAAATCTTTACTGCCATATTCACCCCACAAAAAAGCCCGCCTGAACCGGCGGGCTGTCATAACACTGTGTTACCTGGCTAATCAGAATTTATAGCCGACACCCACGATGAAGCCGTCAGTGCGCCAGTCGCCACTGCCGGAACCTTCATAAGCAAGGTCAATAACCACCGTCTCTACGGGACTGAACTGAATCCCGGCATTCCAGGCCGGCGACAGATGACGCGCAGTATGGCCATCACTGGCGGTGGTGGTCTCCTTCACATACCCCGGTTTCACTTCATCACGCCGGTAATCCTGAACACTGTCAGACCAGCGGGTGTACGCCATCCCGGCCATGCCATAGAGACTGACCCGCTCACTGAGCTGCCAGACAGGGCCGGCCATCAGACTGACATAACGACCGCGCAGGCTTTCATAATGGAAGGTATTTTCACCCATCTTCATCGTGTCACTTTTCTTCACCGATGCATAACTCAGCGCGACAATGCCGCCCAGGTGATCCGTGAACTCATAACGGTATTTCACATTAATCCCTTTTAAATCACCTGCACGCGCACCGGTACCGGACAATGCCGGTACGCCGCCCGGGTGAACCTGAGCATATCCCACGGAAAATGCACCGTGTCCGCTTTCAGCCTGTGCAGGAAAGGCAATTCCTGCCAGCAGGGTAGTAAACAATAATATCGTTGCGTATAAATGCCGCATGATTACCTCTTTGTTTTCAGTCAATAAAAAAGGCACCTCCTGAGGTGCCCGTCCGGGTTAATAAACCCGTCAGCTGATACTGATCCCTGCCGTGGATTTTTTCATGACCACAACCAGTAAATCACTGATGTACGTTGTCGGCGTCCAGTTATTCGCACCGGCCGACGACACATTAAACGTCAGGGTGACATGACCCCGCCCTGCCGGCATATCTATCACCGATGAGAACACCCTGCTGACATCCGTTGCCGGTTCATGGAAAATCTCAACCCCGTTCTTCAGCACCTGCAGCTTACAGGTGGAATACCAGTACGACTGCTGATTCGGGCTGTTGAAATTCTTGTGTTTCGTCCCGCGAAACAGCACTGGGGGAATGATAATCTGCCGGTCGAATCCCTGGTCATCGTAAACTGTGACGGTTACCGTCCCGCTGGCATAACTGTTATTCCGGGGAAAGGCTTTCCCCACCGTCTTCACCAGGTCGCCTTCTATCTGGTTTGCAGACAGTTTCCCTCTGATGACACAGTTCTCGTTAATGGTGACATTATTGAGCGTGCCGGTATTCGCGGTAATTGCTCCGCTGATATCCGCGTTCCTGGCTGTCAGCTTCCCTTCCGGCGTCAGGGAAAACGTCGGGGGGTTGCCGGATGACGTGATACTCACCGCAAACAGTCGTTTCAGGAACACGTCGTTCATGAACAGCTGATTCCCCTGCGCCACAAATAACGGCGTGCTGTTGCCGCTCTCCGGATTTATCATCGCGATACGGTCAGCCAGCAGCAGTATGTTGCTCAGTGGCTGGCCATCAGTATCCTCAATCCCTGCACCAATCCCGGCCACATAGGGAATGCCGTCTTTCGTTTTTTGAACCTTCAGCATGTACAGCGCAGCCAGGTCATCATTTGTGTCCTTCTGCACGCGCTGTATCTGCTGTATGGTGGCGCTCTGGTTCTCCAGTGTTTTACTGACCGTCTGTGTGATTTCATTGCGGGTTTCGGTGATGGTGGTCTTCATCTCCGCCATCTCATCCGCAAGCTGGCTGTTGTCTATCAGCTCCCACAGCCCCTGAGCCAGATGCAGTTTTCCTATTTTTTCCCGGAAAAATTCCAGATACCCTTCACCATCATTGCTGGGCTGCCCGCTGACTTCCACAAACGCAGATTTCCCCACCAGGTTGACGCTGCGCACGTAAAACCAGAAATCCTTCCCGGGCTTAATGTGCGGGCCGGATACACTCCACTGACTGCCGGTCCCCAGATAACGGGCAGAGGTTTCCACCTGTGCGGCGTCTGCAATTTTTGCCTCCGAAAACCAGAACTCAAACTGCACCGTCGGGTCATAAATGGTCAGTTTCGGGACTGCCGTTATCTGAAAATACCCCGGCGTCAGTTCAACACCGGCAGGCGCTGCCGGTGCGTTAATCCGGAAGGTGGTGGTGGCGGGTTCGCCCTGCTGGCCATAGCTGTTAATAGCCCTGACCGTCAGGGTGTATTCCCCGAGAGGCAGGCCACTGAAACGGTGCTCCGTATCGGCAGTGATGGCGGTGGTCAGCAGGCGGCTGTTCTCACCGCTTCCACTGGTCAGGCGCAGACTGAAGCGCACGCCCTTCACCACCCTCGGCGTGTCCCATTTCGCCTGTGCCAGATACTGACCGTCAGCCGCGCTCACCTCCACCGTCAGGTGCTGCACTGCCGGTGGAATAACGCTGTTCAGGGTGCCTGACTGCGGCTCAAAGCTGGCCCCGTTATCCACGATGGCTTCTTTTTCCGGCACATGCTGCACTGCCGTGATGGCAAAAGTGCCGTCCGTGTTTTCCCGGATGCAGACACAGCGAAACAGGCGACGACGCAGTGACGGCAGGGAAAGCCCCCACACACCGTATGTCTCCACACCATCCGGCAGGGTACTGACCTGTATCCGGTCCGGCGCGGGGTGTGCGGTGATGGCCACGCTCACCGGCTTACCGCCACCGTTAATCAGGTTCACCGTGGCGGCACCTGTCTCCGGCAGGGTCACCTCACGGTCCAGTGTCAGGGTGCGGCTGGCGGCATCGATGGACAGGATACGTCCGCCGGTCATGGTCCCGGCATAGTCGTTATCACAGATTTCAATAATGTCACCGGGTGTGTGACGCAGCCCCTGTGACCCGAGCGTGAAATCCACCGTCTGCGTTTCCAGCAGTCCGGTCTTTATCACCCACAGCCCGGCACGGTGGGCCTGACCGCGACTGGTGCAACCGAACGCATCCATCTTCAGCAGGTTGCGCCCGTAGCGCAGTATGGCTTCCGGGTCTTCCACCAGTTCCGTGGAGGTCTGCCAGCCGTTCTGCGGGTCGGTGTAATTCACCTCCACCGCCGTGTGGCGGTCCTTCAGGGCGCTGAAGCTGTAGCGAAACCCCACGCCGTTATCATCCACCACCACATCGCTGCTGGTGTACGGCCACACCACATCCGACGGGCGGTCCTGAACGAACGTCAGCGTCTGGCCGTTCCATACCGGCATACAGCGCATCGCCGAGCAGAAATCACTGAGAACGTCCCACGCCTTACGCTGTTGTGACAGGTACGCATTAAAGGTCATCCGCGGCTCTGTGCCCCCGAAACCATCCGGCACCGTCTGGTCGCAGTACTGCGCAATGGCATACAGCGCCCATTTGTCCACGTCTGCCGCCCCCAGACGTTTTCCCATGCCGTAGCGCGGGTGAGTCAGCATGTCCCACAGGCACCAGGCCGGGTTGTTGCTGTATGCCGGTTTCAGGCTGCCGTCCCAGATGCCGCTGTACGTGCGTTTTTCCGGGTCATAGTTTGACGGCACCTGGATGATGCGACCTCGGATATGGTAGTTCACCGTCATCTGCTGACCGCCAAACTGCTCCGCATCCACCTGCAGCCCCACAATGGCCGTGTTCGGGTAGCACTGTTTCACATCGATGATTTCGGTGTATGACGACCACAGCGTCTTATTCTGCAGCTGGTCCGTGGTGCTGTCCGCCGTCTCCCTGACCATCCGGATGTTAAAGGGCCGGGGCGGCAGATTATCCAGAATCACCGACGCCAGAAACTGCGAGGTGGTCTTGCCGTTAATGGTGACATCCTTTTCCGTCATCCATTTACCACCACGCTCAAGCTGAATCAGCAGGCGGACAGACGTCGGGTTACGGTCACCCTTTGAGGTGGTCTCCACCAGTGACTGCACCCCGAAGGTAACCCGCAGGCGGTCAATGTTCGCGGACGTAATGGTGCGCGTCACCGGCTTTGCCTTCGTCACTTCCACGCCCAGTCCGGTTTCAGCTCCGGAGGACTCAAAGCCTTCCGGTGGTGTCTGCTCCTGCTCCCCGGCACGCCAGACCGCAGTCACACCGTGTATCACGGGATTACCGTCCGTGTCCGTCAGCGGGGTTTTGTTCACCAGGATACTCTGCAGTCCCTTCACCGGGCCTTCTATCGGTCCCTCACCAATCGCATCAATCACACTCATCATCTGCGTGGATTTGAGATTGTCCTTCGCCTCGCGAGGTGTGTGCGCCTTGCCGCCACCTTTACCCACTCTGTCCCCCTCTCCTGTCTGATGTCTGAATCTGTTTATGCCCCAAAAACGACAGGCACCCCGGAGGGTGCCTGTGTCATGACGGAATAAAATTTCTGAATTTCTTCACATTTTCTGTACGCCCCCGTGGCAGATATCATTCCCGGGCGTTACAGTTTTTTCGGGCCAATAAAAACAAAACCCCCTGTGGTTAATCTTCATTTTCTGTTCCCGCAGCCTCCATACACTGCGGGATTTTTTTATGCTTTACCCCTGCCGCCCGATAACCACCACCTTCCCGCCCCCGCCTTCATCACGGGTGCTGATGTCCTGGGAGATTCGCCGGGAGCCAACCAGCATTTCACCGTAAGGCACCGGCATCGGGTTCCCCTGGGCAATCATGTTATCCAGCGACGAAAAGTACGTGTTCTGTTTACCGTTATCCGTTGCCCTGTATTCCGGTGTTTTTGGCTTCGGGGCAAGCATCTGAGCCACACCACCCAGTATCATGCTGGCACCCAGTGAAAACAGCATCGTGGTGGCAGAAAAACCGCCGGCACTCAGCGCTGCACCCCAGGCTGCCATCGATGCTCCGGCCGTGAAGAAAGAGCCCACGATGGCTGCCGCCCCCAGCACAATCTGCAGTCCACCCTTTCCGGCCCCGGCCAGTCGCGGCACAATGTGGATGACCGTTCCCTCACCCAGCTGTTCGTGAAGACGGGCGTACACCGCCTCCGGTGCCGTGTCCTCACCGCGAATACGTATCTGGTACCAGCCTTCGTTCATCTGACGGCGGAATCCCGGCATCTGCATCGACAGGGCACGGATGGCTTCCGCTGCCGTGTTCACATACAGGCTGAGGCGGCGGCCAAATCGTTGTAAATCCCCGTGAAGGCAGATACGTGCCAGTGGCGGTGACGCCAGGCTGAATGCGTTCGTCGTTGCCATTTTTCGGAATACCTCTCCCGTTTACTCAGTTGTTCAGGCAGATGGTGAAGCAGTTCACCGTTGCCGCAGTATATGGCGGCATGATTGGCCACCGATGCGCCAAAGCAGCACAGCAGGATATCGCCAGGCTGTGCGGAAGGCAGGGAAATCCTGTAAAAACCAGTCGCCTCCATATTGTCCAGGTACAGGTTCTGACCATTGCGCCACCAGTCATCCTCACGCTCAAAATCCGGCATATCAATTCCCGCCAGATGGTATGCATCCCGGAACAGCGTGTAACAGTCCGTCACCCCGTGCTCAAAGCGCCGTCCTGTCAGATGTGGCACACAGCGGAATTTATGAATTTCCCCCCGGCAGACCAGCCACCAGGACAGTGCACTTTTTATCTGCAGCCGCCGGTCGGCCTCGCTCAGCCAGGGCAGACCACCGGGATGACTGTGGACCAGTGCCACAATCTCCCCCTGCATCTCTGCCCGCAGCCAGTCTTCCGGTGCAATACGAAAATACGCCTCCGGCTCTGCAGAGATATTCACACAAGGGATATACCGCTCCCCCTCCGGCGTGCTTACCACGAAGCCGCACGACTCCGCTGGCGCACATCGCCGGGCGTGCGCCAATATATTGCTATAGAGCATGAGAACTCCTGATAAAAAACCCAGCCGAAGCTGGGTCATTTCGTTGGCAATCTGTTAGTAGTGATGTAGTGAAGGAGGTAATTCTTTGTTCTTAAGCCTTACCCATGCGGAAAGATTCGTTGGTCCGTCTGGCTCATTAATATCAACATCTCGTGTGTGATTGATTAAAACGTCTCTCGCCATTCCAATAACATACGAGAACTCATGACCGTAGTTGTAACATCTGCCGGAATAGTTCGATTGAATTTGCTTTAGCGCTGGATACAATTCGCGGAATAATGCCTGTGAGCGGTTGGCATAATCCCATAGCCATACAAGGCTGTTTGCTTCTTTTGCGGAAAGCTCGTTGGTGCTCTTCTCTTGTTTGCCGATTAACTCTCCTTCAAGCGGAACGCGAGCAGCAAGTGACAGAGCTTCGGTAAACTGCTCCTCGCTGATTTCTTTGTATGAACACCCAAAATGAGATTTCAGTGACGACCACATGGTGATCATCGCCTTCGCCTGTTTTTCTTTTGGCAGAGACTGACCGCGACTCATGACGAGTTGTTTAATGGCTTCCTGCTGTTCAGTGGTGATTTTCCCCGGCAATGCCTTTTTAGCTTTGCGCGGGTTAATCACATGGCCTTTAGTCCAGTACTCGTAGAGCACATCGTCACACTCTTCCTGATACTGGATTACCTTGTCGCGGATTTCAGGGCGGACTTTGTTTGGTTGAATGCTTGAAAGCCAAGCCGCAAATTTACGAAAGGCAAGACATGTCATTAACTGTTTACCGCCAGCAGAAGGTATTTCGATTTCCGAAATACCTTTGACAAACCTCTGTTTTAACTTAACAAATTGAGCAGCCCAAACCATCCCCATACCTTCAACAACAGGCTTCATAGGAACATAAGGCTCATTGTTAATTCCAACCAAAAAGAGATTTGTTCCGTGGAATGGAACATTGATTGTGCGATCTGCAATTGCTAAACTAGTCATATCAGTTTTCTCGTGGTTAACTGGTAATTTAGAAGCCTCAATGGTTGCAGCCATTGAGGCTTCGCTGTTTTTAGCGACCATTCGCCACCTCTTCCCTAACACCTTTTGCCAGCAAACGAACAATTGCAGAGTTCAGAGATATACAGTCCATTTCCGCCTGGCGGCGAAGGTCTTCATTCAGCCGTGATGGAAGGCGAAGGTTGAGTTTGATATTTTTGCGCTCAGTGAAAAGTGTATCTTGCATTATCTAATCTCCTTTATTTGGTGCCAAAGTGACACTATGAAGGCCATAATGCCACTATTGAAATCGTATGGCAATATGGCACCATGATTTTTTTTGAGAGATTTGCAATGGCCGAAAAACAAGTAAAAGACTACGACAAGTTCAACCTCCGTTTTCCTGACGGAATGCGAGATGCTATAGCTGAACGAGCCAAACGAAACGGGCGCTCTATGAACTCAGAGATTGTTCAGATACTGGAAGATGCCTTGAATGCAGAAAATACACTCGGGGAAATAGCAGATAAAATTAACAGCGTCTCGGTTCCGCTAAATGTTGATGCGCTAGTTCAACTTCAAGCCCAGGTTATCGCCATGCAAAAAGAAATACAGGAAAAGTTCAGAGAGCAGAACGAAAAGTTGAGAGAACTACTAAATAAAAAACCCACCTGACGGTGGGCATAATCCATTACTGCGAAAGTTTATTAATGGAAAGGAAACCGCCAAAATTAGCCACCATGCCGCGCATCTCACACCCGCGCATGCACTTGCTGCATCTGTCCTTACGGATATCCGTGGTGGGGTTGTCGAACTCATCCGCCACCGCAGGACCGTTATACCCGCATTCATCTCCCCGGTAATCCCACATACAGGTGTTCGCCAGCATGATGCGACCAGGAAACAGCGCCCCGTCCGTCTCCGTCGGTGTTGCCAGCACAAACGAGGCTGTCATGGCCGTCAGCTCTGACATCTGCTCCACCACCCAGCGGTCGCTCAGCTCCTGCTCCGGGTCCGCTTCCGGATTGCCCGCCACAAAATTCACCGCATCCAGAAAACGGGCATACACCCGGCGGCGGACCACCGTGGCCCCCACCAGGCTCTGCAGGTCCTCCGCCATTCCGGTGACCAGACCGAACAGATTCGACACCGTCAGCGACGGGCGGGCACTGCTGCCCTTCCCGTTCATCTCAAAGCCACTGCCGTCAATCGGGTATGCCTGATATTGCCGCCCCTGCCAGGTAACCGCCTCCCCTTTTTCATTCAGCTCATTGCAGAAAAAATACCGCTCACCACCCTGCACCGTCAGGTCGATTTCCCAGAGCACCACCCGCGGTGACTGCTCCGATTTAACCGACTCGATCAGGCTTTCCCCGTGAATATCCTGCATCAGTTCACCACCTGCTCTATCGTGCAACTGAAATCACTGTACCGGGCATTATCCGTGACACTCCACTCACGGCACACAACCCTCACCGTCCGGTTATGTTTCGGCGGTCGCCACAAAAAGGCACGGTAACCACCATGCCACGATAAAAACTCTTCCAGCCAGCGCCGGGTTGACTCATCCGTCACCCGGAACACCGCCTGAAACGTCTTCAGTTGAGGATTCAGCCCTGTGGGGCGGCGCTGTTCATAACCGTCACCAAACCGCACCCTCACCACCGACGGCTTCTCACTCACCTGCATCCCTTCACGCGGGACCAGATGCAGCGTTTTTATCTCAGCCACTCAGCATTCCTCCGTCACGTCGCATGGACAGCATCACCGCCTGCACCCGCTGGTCAATCAGCTGCACAAGACTGCCTGCCGCCTCCGGCCCTATCTGGCCATTAGTCCCGTCATTCTGAATGGCGATATGGTAGACCGGGGAATACACCAGACCCGCACTACCGTTCATACTACCCACCGCGCGCACACCCAGCGAGCCATCCGCCGCCCGGGTCAGGGGCATAATGGCTTCAGGTCCGGCCTCCCCCATCAGCCCGGCCCCTTTTGCAAAGGCAAAGTACGTGGGCGTATCCACAATACTGTTGCTGTACGCACTCAGGTTTGCCGAGGTATACACGCCGCCTTTTGCATTGGCCACCGCCCCGCCCAGCCAGTCACCAATGCTGCCGAGAAATCCTCCCGCACCGGACATACCGTTTGCCGCCGTCTTAATTCCGTTGACAATGGCCGCATTCATAAGAACTTTTGATATTTCCTGCAGTACGGATGAGACCCAGTTGCGCCATTCCACTTTGTTTCCGCTCAGCATCTCCGTGATGTTATTCACCAGTCCTGAAATCCCCTCCGTTGCCAGCTGTGCTGCCTGAGAGGCGTAATCGGATGCATTGTCCACCCAGTTACTGAGCCCCTCCTGCAAGCCTTTCTGCCAGTCCGCACGCTGCGCATCCGATTCGGCATAAAAGGCTGCCTGGTCCTTAAGGCGTTCGCTCAGATACTGCGCGTTCTGTGCCCGTGCCTGTCTGTAAAAATCCTCACTGATATCCCCGGTCTGATACTGAGACTGAAGGTCCGCATCCTTCTGGCGGAAGCTGTCGCGGATCTGCTGCAACTCCCGCATGCGTTCCCTGGCTCGTTCTCCCTGCCCGTACCCCAGCAGTTCGGCTTCATTTGATGCACGCGCAGCCACATTATCATTCTTCAGGGTCTCTTCCCGGGATCGCAACTGTTCCCGGATTTTTTGCTGGTCAATCAGGGCCGCGTTACGCAGCAGTTCCTGCTTCTGTATCTCCGACAGGGTTTTCAGTTCACCCAGCGCTGTCTGGTACTTCAGCTTCGCCAGCTCTGTATTCTGCCCCACCAGTGCCAGTTGCTCTTTCTGCTGCTTCAGTAGCCGGGAAAAACTGTCTTCCGCTTTTTCCGTCTCTGATTTTCCACCCCGGGATTTAGGTTTGTTCGCCTCGTTATTGCGCCAGGCTTCCAGAGCATTACTGATATAACGCTGTCTCGCCTCCTGATACGAATCCCCCACAAAACCAAGGTCATCCGCCGCATACCCCAGCCGGGCACGCTCTTTTTCCTCCCCCTTCAGTCGGGACAGGGCCAGCTCACGCTCTGTTTTTGTCAGGGCGCTCTGCTGTTTATCATCCAGGGTGGCCTGCGGCAGCCGTAACGGTACATTCACCAGTCCCTGACGCTGCTGAAGCAGTTCATTCCCCAGCCCCAGCAGACGGTTGAATTCCGTATGCTGACCGTTCATAACCAGCATGGACTGGTACACCTTATTCTGCTCTGCCGCCTGCTGACGAATTAACGCCACACGACGGTCTTCCAGCCCGGCAAGCACATCCTGAATGGACTGCGCTTTTTCCTGCATCTGTGCCAGACGGGACTGCTCAACGGCAAGCTGCTCTGTTGCCTGAGCAAGCCCTTCCGTTACGGTCTTCACCGAGGTCAGATGGTTTATCATGAATCCGTCACCGGTCGTCCAGCCCGGGTTCGCCAGAACATACTGATATCCTGCGATTTTTTCCTGCAGGGATTTCACCCGGCTGGCCTGTTCATCAATCAGCCGGTTCTGCTCTGCCAGCGCCGCCCGTGTTCGTCCTTCATTATCTGAGGCTTCAGGCAAAGACATTGACGGCGTTTTATGCGCGATTTCATCTATCGTCAGTGCATACTGGCGCGCTGACTCCCTGGCCTGCTCCTGATTCTGGTACAGCGTATACCATGCTGCTGCCCCCAGCATCACCAGTCCGGGTACGCCACCAACCAGTCCCAACGCACCAGTCATCAGACGTGAGCCCACCGCCGTTGTACTGTTCAGCTCATTCTGGGCTGCGGTTCTGGCAGCAATATTTCTGTTCAGGCGTTCCTGTGTGGCCGCCAGACGGGCTTCTGCAGCAATCTGCATCTCCGTCCCGCGGGCTGCCGCCACAGCCTGCTGTGCACGGTACACGGCTGCCCTTGCCCGCGCCGTGGCAATCTGCGTCCCCCTGAGCTGTGCTTCCGCCAGTGCCACTTCATTACGTGCTGCCGTCACAAGTCCTGCCGTGGCAGACACCGCTCCGGAGGCCATATTGCCAAAGTACCGGGCAACCCCGACGGCAACCAGCGCCCCCGCGGCTGTTGCCACATTATCAATATTACCGGCAACACCGTTCAGCACGCCGGAGAGCGTTTTTGTCACCCCGCTGGCTTCATTCGCGCCACCCACCCAGGCCATAAAGGCGTTTTCCACCTTTGTGATCCCGTCAGAGACCGTTTCCGGCATGGCGGCATATTCATCACGCAATACCCCCAGCTGGCTGATTAACGCAGGAACGACTTTATCCGCCGTCAGTTTGCCGTCGTCCGCCATCGCCTTAAGGTCTTTACGGGCCACGCCCATACCCGCAGCCAGTGCACGTACGATCCGGTCTCCGCTTTCATTGACCGAATTAAATTCCTCACCGCGTAACACACCCTGTGCCAGCGCCTGGCTGAACTGGGTGATCACCGAGCCCGCCTCTGCCGTACTGGCACCGGAGATTTTCAGCCCCGTGGAAATGGCCTCCGTCACCTTCAGCACATCATCAGCACTGTAACCATATTCACGCATTGAGGCTGCCGAGCGGGCAAACAGGGCCGCATTATCTGAAAATGCCGTGCCCGTCCGCTGGCTGATATCCATCAGCACTTTCTGTGATGACGAAAATTCATCCGATGACTGCGACGCCTGTTTCAGTCGGGCATTCACGGAACTCCATTCATCGGCCAGAGAAATCAGGTGTCCGGTGGCAAAGGCACCTGCAAATGCCCCCGCCGTTCCGGCAGCTGAAGCGCGGATTTCCGTCAACTGGCTGTTCAGCTCAGCCAGGGCGCGTCGCTGCTCCCGGGCGACTGCGGCAGCCTGACGCCCGCCATTCTGCAGGGTCCGGTAATATTCACTGCCCATGCGGGAAGCCCGCTGGATCTCCGACTGGAATGACTGCGAATTTGCCGAAATTTTGATAATCAGTTCACGTAACGTCGCCATTCACCTTTCTCCGGGCGTAAAAAAACCGCCTCAGCGGTTCTCATCATTCATGACTGTGCTGCAAAGCTCAGCGCGTCTTCCAGCGCCGCAAACGGATCCACCTCCGGCTTATCCTCATCCTCGCCCCAGCAGAGCATGGCGTCCTTCAGTGCAACATTCATCCCCTGTGCCCCGAAAACCGCTTTCACGATCTGTGCATTACGGATATCCCCGCGCTCATCACCCAGCGGGGATACCCTGTCGAACTCCATCCACATCATCGCCTCGCTCACACTCAGGCTGTGCCGCAGTTCGGATAAGGTGCGCCCCAGACGGAGCGCAAGTCGCATCAGAAAGCGAATTTCCGGGCGGGCTACTTTTTTCTGGCCGACTCTGCATCAGCGATCAGTTCCAGTGCCTGACGCAGCAACCGGGCATGTACCGGACCATAGACGGCCAGCACCTGCTCACGGTCGTCCGGAGCGAACACCCGCTGCAGATCCGTATCACACAGGACATCGCAGAACAGCGTCACATCCGCTTCCAGGTTACGGCGGGTTTTCGCCACCACCGACAGGGTATCGTCATCCTCTCCATCACCATTGAGCACTTCCTGCCACAGATACCAGGCCTCTGCCGAAGGCTCCCGCAGCACCACGCTGACATTACCCCATTCCGGCACCTTCACCGTTTTATGACGAAACCCTGACAGTCTGGCCAGCGCCAGCGTTTTCAGATCCTTTTTCATGATGACCCATCCCCTTATCCGGCGGCTGCGCTCACTGTCACGGTGCATTCAACAGACGTCACACTCTGTGCTTTCTCTGCCGAATCGGTCACCACGCAGGTATATTTCCCCGCATCAGCGGACTGCGCACCTGGCTTACTGAAGGTGTCTGTCGTCTGCCCGTCAACCGGCTGACCATCCTTCTTCCAGGCGTATTTATACGGCGGCGTTCCCCCGTTGGCACTGACTGACATTGTCAGCAGCGCACCTGTATTCACGGTAAGTGTTTTATCCAGATTTTTCACAAACGCCAGCGGTACCACAAAGGACACCGGTTTGCCTTTCATACGCAGTGAAAACGTTGCTGCCACCACGCCGTTGGTACCGGATGACCAGGTGTGCTGACGCACTTCCGCCAGGAACTTAAAGCCCTTACCGGACGGAAACAGCACCTTAAACGCATACAACGCGTCATTGTCATAGGCATCACGCAGGGCGTTCTGGGCCTGATTCAGATAAAAATTACCCGACCTGGAAATCTCAGACGACGCCCCCAGACCGTTGATGTTCTCCTGCTCGGTGGAGCAGAGCGTGGTCACATCAATATCCTGTTTCTGACCGGCGGTGAACTGGACTTCCTTGATGGTGCAGTCCAGGCGCAGATATTCCGCCTTATCCATAGTTTCAGCAGTCGCCGGGGCAGATGAAATCATCACCTGCGTCAGCTGTGAGCGTTCATACAAAGCAGACATTCTGCCTCCTGATAATAAAAAACCCGCACGCGGCGGGGTATGGGTTTTGTAGAAAAAAAGAAAAAGTCACACCGTGACCTGAAACTCCAGGGTTGCACGGTAACAGCGGTTTTCCGGAATATAGTCCTGCATTTCACTGACGGATCCCGGGGCCAGCAGCATTATGGCTTCACGGGCGTCCTGACGTATCTGACGCGCCTGCGTCACAGTCCCGGCATAAACGTCTATCTGCACCGACACTGAGGACTCCGCCTGCCCGCCCATCACGTCCGCAGACACCGATGAAATCAGGCTGAAAACCACCCACGGAAGCGCCACCGACGGCCTGCCATCCAGCAGGGGGACCACATACGGGTACACCTGCCCGCCGGCAAGATGCGCCAGATGAGGATACAAATCCGCCTCCGTCATCGTCTCAGTACCTCATCAATGGCCCGGTTCATCCGCGCAATCGCCACCTGAGCTGCCTGTTCACTGCGCACATCAAACGCCGGGCGCACAAACGGGTGCGGTGGCATATTCACGGTCCCCATTTCCACAAACCGCCAGTAGAAAGCGTTGCGCGGGTTATCCGCCTTCATGGTGTTATCGCTGTTACCGGTGTCCGGATTAACACCCCGGATATGCACACCGGATTCCATCCCGCCATCGCGGGAGCGCCGGGAAAGGACCACCACATTGCGGCGCAGTTTTCCCCTGCGTACCGGTGCCCGTGACACCACTTCTTCTTTCAGCACATTCGCACCCGCACGGGTTGCCTCACGCAGCACCCGGTTATTTTCTGCACCACTCAGAAGCTGCAAATCGCGGCTGATGTCCTCCAGCCCCGAAAAATCCAGCAGGGTTTCGATCATTTTTCACCTCCCAGCCGACAGAGAATTTCCAGACGCCCGCCGGTCGCATCCGGCACGGGCAGCCCGACAACGTTCAGGATCCGGTCACGCCAGGGACCACTCAGCACATGAAGTCGTGACGCTGCCGTGATTTCCCGGCCGGACTGACCGCGCACCCAGATGCGGATTTCCGCCTGCGCCATTTCCGCACCAGACTGCATCCGCTCCCGGCTGCTCCTGCCACGGATATCCGCATGAATTTTCCCGCATGACACCCATTCTTCCGTCATTTCTCCGGCAGCATTACGGGTTAACACCGGCTTCAGAACACTTATCATCTGTGTCAGACGACCTGCAGATATTGCCATTCCTCCCTCCTCATAACACCGTCGGACAACGCAAATCGTAAATCAGCACGGACACAGAAAACGGCAGCTCCCCCTGAATCAGTTCTTCCCGCTCCGCAAGATCCGGATTCCGGTACAGCATCCCGGTCAGTCGCATGGCAGCCCCCTTCATCCGGGTTAATGCCTCGCCCGGGATCAGTTCACCGTCCTCACGAATCACCTTATCCCGGCTGCCCTGAATGTAGGCCAGCAGCACGGCGGTAGCCTGACGAACCTTGTCCATCAGCATGTCATCATCCGCGTCATGGTCGACACGCAGATGTGCCTTGATCTCTTCCAGTGTCAGTAATGCCGTCATTTTCCGCCTCCTGCATCCCGTCCACGTTTGGCAGCCAGGGTCCAGCCTGATGAATGAGCTTCTCCGGGTTTATCACCGGTCATACTGTTGCAGTGCCACAGCGAGCCCCCCCACGTCACCGTATCACCGGGGTGGTAGGTTTCACCGGCTCTGAACACACCGCGGTAGAGCATCACCGGCAGGGAAAATGTTTTTTCCGTACGCTGGCCACTGCTCTGCCGGACCACCACAGTGAACGACCGTTCGCCGGTCATGCTGACGTCAATATCGGCCACCCCGTCAACCAGGCATTCCCATCCCCGCATCCCGTGCGTTTTTTCATACGCCCGCCAGAGTCCGCCCTGGTGTGTGGCATACGTGCCCCGGGGAAAGGATTTTTGATCGTCAATGGCGGGGATTATTTCCAGTGCCGTGGCATCACGCCCGTCCTGCGGAGCCGGCAGGGCTCTCACCGCATCCAGAACAGCCTTCTGCAGAACATCGGGATCATAGTCACGACCATCACGCGGAACAGGAATATGGCTTACCGCCTCTTTCACCATCTGTTCAAGCATCGGACGCACATCATCGGGGGTAATACTTTTGCCGTCCGCCGGTACCGGAATATTCGCGACCGCATCATTCACCGCCTTCTGCAGTACTTCCGGATCGTAATCACGACCATCACGCGGAACAGGAATATGGCTTACCGCCTCTTTCACCATCTGCTCAAGCATCGGACGCACATCATCGGGGGTAATACTTTTGCCGTCCGCCGGTACCGGAATATTCGCAACCGCATCATTCACCGCCTGCTTCAGTACTTCCGGATCGTAATCACGACCATCACGCGGAACAGGAATATGGCTTACCGCCTCCTTCACCATCTGTTCAAGCATCGGACGCACATCATCGGGGGTAATACTTTTGCCGTCCGCCGGTACCGGAATATTCGCAACCGCATCATTCACCGCCTGCTGCAGTACATCCGGATCATAATCACGACCATCACGCGGAACAGGAATATGGCTTACCGCCTCCTTCACCATCTGTTCAAGCATCGGACGCACATCATCGGGGGTAATACTTTTGCCGTCCGCCGGTACCGGAATATTCGCAACCGCATCATTCACCGCCTGCTGCAGTACATCCGGATCATAATCACGACCATCACGCGGTACCGGAATGGCCCCCACAGCATCATCCACCATCGCCTGCAGAACCGGACGCACCTCATCCACCGTCACATGCTTCTGTAATACCGCCGACAGGGAAGTCAGTTTCTCTTCAAACGCTTGTGCCTGCGAGGCCATCTTCCCCTCAAATGTGCGCTGTAAATCCGCCAGCACCGTGGAGAATTCTTCTCCCAGTGCACGAATAATGGACAGTTCCCGTTCCGTCATTTTCGCAGTATCCCCCTCAACATCGCTTTCACCGCACCATGCTCTGTTTCACTGATTGCCTTATTACCGTCAGATGCGCCGTCAGGCAGTTGGGCTGAAACTCTTTTCCCGGACGACGCAAACGGATCTTCACGGGCATCACGACGGGACAGCGCCTCCAGACTGTAGTTCTGCTGCTGAAGATACAGTGCATCACCGCCGGCAAGGGGCGGCAGGTTCTCACGTTTACGGGCCTCATTGGGCGTGAGAAGCGTATTTTTCACCGCATCCCCCAGCGTTTTCATGCGCCGTTCGCTGTCCATTCTCAGCAGCGTGGTGACGTCAAACTCCGTACTCTCGTTTTCCCCCGTTTCCAGCGCCTCATCCAGTAACAGTTCAATGGACTCAATCAGCGTCTGCAGGCACTGGGAATAATACTGCTGCTCCAGCGCCTCCACGTTGTCACTGGAAGGTGGCTGGCCAACGCCAATCTTGTAGGCCGGGACACGGAACACCGAACAGACAATTTCAGCGGTCATCTTCAGTTGTTCCACCGTCTGCGCATCCACCGGTGAAAACGTCGTGGGGTTGTATTTTGCCCCGTTGCTCAGAATGGCCGTTTTCCCCGCATTTTCGCCGGTATACCCGCTGTCCCAGTTGCTCTTCAGTTTTTTCGCATTTTCTTCCGTAATACTGCCGGGGATCTCAATCACCCCGGACGGCCTGCCGCCATTTCTGAAAAAAGACGTCGAATTTTCCTGAATATGATGCCCCTGCGTGGCCGCCAGCCCGGCAGCATACACCGGCGGCAGCCCCACAAGCGGATGAAAAAAACAGTTAAACCGGTCGTGGATCACTTCCCTGGCAGGCACCGTCACCGCCTCCGTGATCCCGCAGTTCCGGTCCGGTGTAATGCGATAGAACACCTCGCCGTCATCCGCCACCAGAGGTTCAACCCGGCTCCAGTCCAGAATACGCAGTTCTTTGATCTGCCCCCGGGAGTTACGGATTTTCAGCACCACCGTATTGCCGTGACGCAGTTTGGCGTTCAGCCACAGTTCAAAAAACTGGATACGATTCTGCTGTGCATTGGGACGACGACAGAGACGGGCAATATCCCCCTGCCGTTTTTCACGGCGGATCCCCTGTGTATCCGTCTGCATCAGGCGCAGCCGCATTTTGGCGATATCCTGGGATATCAGCGAAATGCAAGAAAACACCGCATGAAAGGAGAGGACACTTTCCGGATCGGCTTTCACACCCTGCTGCCAGGCGCCGGAAAAGGGCTCAGCCACCGCCTGAAACAGGCTGGTCCAGCCCGCCTCTCTTACGTCACGTCCTGATTTCTGGTTTTTTCGGGTTCGCCGTAAAAGGTTCCACATTCGCCATGCTCCGCATCACGTTTCTTTTTCTGACCTGCCGGACGTCGCACCGTGATGTACTCCGCCTTTCCCAGGCGAACCAGCACCTCCGCACACGGCTGTGCCACATCACGGATATCCCCGGCCCGGGCATCATGCGTGCCCTGCAGATATCGGATCTTTGCCATAACCTGTTACGGGAGGCGCACGCCTCCCGTCCTCCTCATCAGACTCAGCCGCCGGACGCACTGCCGTAGTTCACTCCGGTGATCACCGCCACCGCCGCAGTACGGCGACGACGCCAGTTGATCCAGCGCTCCGCACGGATGGCCACGCTGCCTGTCTGGAACATGGAAACCAGCTCCACCGGGGACGGCGTGGTACTGTCGCCGGTCGGCTCAGACTGCATTTCCAGTGACGCTTCACGGGACATATCCACCGCCACACCGCCGTCATCAGCCAGATAAATATCCGGTGCATTCACCAGTACCAGCTGGTCACCCACATACTGGGAGACAATCACCGGAAGCCCTTGGAAGGTCCCGCCCAGCAAGGTCATGTCCGGATATTCCTTCTGCCCCAGCGCATTTTTACGCATGGACAGCGCCAGGGCATTCGTGCTGGACATCAGCCAGACCGCACCGGTGGGCTGCAGATTTGCCGTCACAAACTGGCCAAACGCGGCCTCGGCATCCGCATCCGGGTTACCGGTTGATGCCGTGCCCTTCACATCATGGGTGATGGACGCCGGGGAGACATCCGCCACCGCCGCTTTTTTCGGGTCCACAAAGTCTGTGTCCAGACGCGCCACCACCGCTTCTGCCAGCGCATTACGGACCAGCGCATCAGCTGCCGGACTGGAAAAACGGATCAGCTCTTCCGTCAGTACCGCAATGGCCGACACCTTCGCATGACTGAAGGTGATGGATTCAAAATCAAACTTCGTCAGGGGTCTGGCCTTACCCTCCCCCACCCAGCCGGCAGCACCACCGGACACCTGGGCATGCACGCGGATATTGAACGGCACCTGACGAAGTGCAGGGATCCCGCCCTGACCAAATCGCCCGATAATGGTCTGCGGACGCAGGTAATCAATAAAGTCCTGCGCATATTCCTGGTATTCAGACAGGCTGCCTGCCCACTGCGGGTCCGTGGTGGTCCCTGCCCCCACCGCCGATTTCAGGACATGATGCAGACGGCTGTCATCCGGATACTGACGACGGGCCACTTCCAGGGCTTCAGAGCGGACACCTTTAGCCGCGGCCAGTGATTTGGCAAAGCGGGCGAAACCAATCCCCTTCTCCAGTTTCTGCTCAACACGGATCACCGGCGCTGAAGCCACCGTGGCCACATTCCCGTTACCGGCCTGTTTCACCGGCTGTGCCGTGGCGGCCTTACTGGTTTCCAGTTCACGCAGACGCTTCAGGTGCGCATCCACCTGACGGATTTCCGCTGCGGTGTTGTCGTAGTGCTCTTCCTCTTCCACATCCAGTGTGCGGCCTTCCTCTGCGGCTTTGTTCATGATCTCCTCAAGGGAGGCTGCCAGCGCCGCACGCTTGTTTTCAAAACTTTTAATCTGTTCACCAGTATTCATTGCTGACTTTTCCTTATGAAAAGAGGTTATTGACTGTGCCGAAGCGCCGGCAGAAGATGCGATTTTCACCACCGGTTTCCGGTTGCCGGACGCGGCAGAAAACGGGCGGTCGAAATATTTAATGGTCCGGATGGTGCATTCCGCATTCGCGGGCACGGTGACGGCAGACACCTCCATCAGCTCCCAGCGCAGAAAATGCAGTCCGCCTCCGTCCAGATAAGTGTATTCATGGGGCCGGAAGCCCACAGAAAGCCCCCTGACCAGCCCGGTCTTAATGGCAGCCCAGGCCTCATCCAGCCGGGCTGCCATCTGGGAGGGCATCCCCGGCTCCGGCTTCACCAGCATTGCCGTGATTTCCAGCCCTTCCCTGACCCGACGCACCGTACACTGGCCTACAGGGCGGGAATGGTCATGCTGCCAGAGAAACGGGATCGTACTGCCAAACTCCGCCCCCTCCGGCTCCAGGATGTCACCATCCCGATCCGGAGAAGGCGTTGACGCAATCCCGGTGATCACCCGTTCATCCTCGCTGAAGGATTTCACCGTCAGCAGGGAACAGGCCCGTTTAAGAGTCACATCAGCCTCCTGAAAATAAAAAAACCGCCGCAGCGGTTCATGATGGTTACAGGGTGAGCAGGGTTATATGAAAAAAACCTCATACGCTTTCTTTTTCGGTTCCGGATTCAGGGACATCAGGGACACCGCATTGAAGAGCGCCATCAGCGGGTCAATTTTTCCCCGTCCGCTGGCCTGTTTGGTGATAAGAATGGCGTTACCTTTAGGCTCCACCCGGGCATTGCCAACGCACCAGGCCATCAGTGGCTGACCACCATGCACCAGTACTCCCTCAGCCAGTTTGCGCTCGGTGGTTTTTATGGCCCCGCCCAGCTTCCAGCCCTGGCTTATCCCCACAACAATTCCGTCGGGGATCCCGGCTTCCGCCAGTGAATCCAGAATCTGCCCCACACCTGACGGGTCAATACCGATATGCTCCAGTAACTCAGCCTCATGAATACGACGCACATACTCCGCCACTTCCGCCGTGTCATCCCCGACCCGACGGACAATCGTCATGTCTCCACAGGCCACAAAATCCTGAAAACGGGATGCCTCACTCTTCCGTCTGACCACCGCGGTTTCATGCGCCCAGGCATGGCCCCAGCCCAGCCATTCGCGGGTTTCCCTGTCACGGCCAATCACGTACATTCCCAGCAGATCATCCAGGCCCCCGCCGTCAATCCCCACCGTCACCACATCAGCGCGCTGCAGGATATCGTCCAGGCTGACGCGCCTGCCCTGCTGCTCCCAGAAATCCGCACCCGCCCAGCGGTCAGAACGCAGGGCAAGACCAATTTCCACATTGGCATGTTTTGACATGAAGCCACGAAATGCTTCCTCACCAGCCTCCCGGGCTTTACGGTACTCCCGGTACAGAAAAGCCTCATCCACCGAATAACCGAGATTCGGGTTAACCATGGCGAGGTTTTCCATCAGCAGGTGAGCCCCGCTTTCCACCATTTCAGGAGGATGCTCAAAAATCACCGGCAGAAAGTGCGGATCATGAATTTTGCCGTCACGGACATCCCGGGCATACTGCAGTTTCTGTCTGAACACCCCGGCGGGCGGTTCATTCGACTGGGTGGTCGTATACACCACAAACCCTTCCGGACGGGAGGCAAGCCCGCCGATGGCTTCACGTAGCATGTCTTCCGCCTTGTACTGCTTGCCAAACAGCCACAGTTCATCAATCAGTGTCCCCACGGACTTGATACCGGACACCGTATTCGGATCGGCTGCCACCACCTTCAGGGTGGTGTCCGTCACCCGATGGGTGATGGTCCGGATATGTGTCTGCACCTGACAGAGGTCATCCAGATCATCGTCCCGTCGTACCATATCCCTGGCAGGGTTGAAGGCGTTAGCCGCCACCTCCACGGTCGGGGCCAGAATGGTGTAGCCCGCCGCCTGCCGCCAGTTCAGTAACAGCGCCGTCATCATGATCCCCGCAGCCAGCGTGGACTTACTGTTTTTCTTGGGGATAAGGATAAACACTTCCTTGATATGGCGAACACCGGTCTGCGCATCGTAGGAGCCAAACAGGGCCGCCACCAGGTCAAACACCCACGGTGCACAGGACTCCCCGAATGTCGGGCTACCCGGTGCATCCACAATCCGCAGTTGTTTAAAAATCGCCAGTGCATGTGCAGCCTGGTCCGGATAAATCGGAGCCGGAATAATCGACAGCCCCTTTTTCAGGCGCTCTGCCCAGTCCGGGCAGGCCGTGCTCCACACAGGTATCATCCGTTGCCCTCATTATCATTATTCACCACCAGGCGGGGTGGTGGTGGCACCGCAAAACGGTTAGCCGCTTTTTTCGCCGCGTCACCTTTTGCCGATTTTTTACCGGCATCCCCTTTTTTATGGTGCGTGAACTGCGCCAGCTTATAAGCCGCATCCAGCGCCAGCCTGGGGTCGGTATTAATGTTCTCCACCAGAAGACGCCCCATCGCTTTCACCGGATCGGGAAGACCATCCTCCATATATTCAATACCAGGAGACATCACCGCGGACGGTGGCATCTCCGGATTGTTTTCGTCCGGCTGTGGTATTGCAGCCGCCTCACGGCGACGGGGTTTATCCTCCTGCTCTGATTTTTTCTGCCGGTAAACAGGAACCTCATCCACCTCCACCGTCTCGCATTGTTTACGGGCTATAAACGCAAGCACCTCCGGATCTTTTGCCAGCTGCGAGCCTTTAACCCTGGCGGTCTTCGCCGAATAACCAGCGGCAATGGCTGACGCTGTTTTGTTTTTCCCGGACATGAGCGCCAGCGCAAATTTTCGTTTTTGCGTTGTCAGCACAGCCTCCTCCCGGGTCCAGAACGCACTCAGCCGGGTATGGTTCAGCCCATTTTTCCCGGCGTCTCATGCCGCAAATGTTAACTGCTGCCTGGTTAACATTTGCTGAAAAAGCCAGTTAACATTTTTTCCGCACAACAAACTGAATAATAAAGATAAAAACCGCAAAAATGCCCGGACAGCCAGTTAACATGTTAACTGCCCTGAAACGGGAATTTTTTCTCTGCGTGAGAGGGGGCGCGGTGTCCGGGGCGATCGTTTTTTCACCGGAAGATCCCCCCCCCCGAGTCTGGTCATAGTCCGATGATATCGTCCACCCTGCCACGACCTCCGGACACCTCCGGCAACGTCGGATCCGGCATACCACTCGCCGTTTCACCGACTGACTTCTGGCGATGGCATTCGGTACAGAGCGTCCAGAGATTCGTCTCCTCATTACCACCACCGAACTGAAGTGCAATGCGGTGATCAAGTTCACTGTCACAGAGGTCAACCACACGCCCACAGAGACAACACTGTCCGGCGTCCCTCAGCCAGATACGACGTTTGAGGGAAACCCGGGCACTGCCACTCACACGACGCTGTTCCCCCTTAAGGACATTTATCTGCCGGGTGTTCAGAGTTTTGACTCGGCCCGGTAACGTACGAAGCACAGCCATGTAAAATCCTCGCCATATAGCTTGTCACCAGAGGAAAGAAAATGTCATCGAAAAACCGGACCCGCAGAACCACAACCCGCAATATCCGTTTCCCCAATCACATGATTGAACAGATCTATATCGCCCTTGAACATAAAGGTTCCGGTAACTTTTCGGCCTGGGTTATTGAAGCCTGCAGGAGAAGGCTGGCAACAGATGCAACGCATCTGCGCCCGGCCAGCATGACAAATAACGAGAAATGAACGTTCGGTTACAGGAGCAGGTAGCCACTGTCCTCCAACAATATTTCATCTTCATATCCGGCGGAACAAGATTTACCCTGCCGGGATGTACAAAATAACAACAGAGTGATAATTAATTTCTGTTAAAAATAATCAGGGCGCAGAAGGACTAAAGATAAATGTTTTCTTCATACCTTTACGCGGCTTGCCCTTCTCAAATCGCCATTTTGCCATCGCCTTTACAACCTGGCCATCAAACAGATGGTGCGGTTCTGAACGGAAAAACTCAATTCTGGTAACAGTACCGTCAACACCGACATCAAACTTCACATCAACACGCCCCTTAATGTGATTAGCCGCTGCATATTTCGGATATTGTGGTAACGCCTTAACCAACTGTCGTGGCATATCAGTTTTATGTTGCGAACACCCCATAACCAGAGAGGACAACAAAATAATTAAGGGAAGATTTCTTTTCATGTTCATTCCCGGCACAGATAAGAATAAGTCTTATTCTAACAATGAAGCTTTACCGATCATCAATCCTCTGCTTAATGGAAACGACCATTATCCGACTTAAATCACAAATCGGACACACATGAAATAACAGAGTTTCCGATGTAACACATCGTCCGGCTTCTTCCACCATCGCACCGGACGGGCAACCATGAGGGGACAACGCCCCGCTCCGTTAACGCGGTAAACCCCGGTGTGTATCGTTTTTGATTATTCCCACACACTCACGCAGAGGAGTCTCCCGATCGGGCTGCGGTCTCTGTTAATACGGGAATACGGCGACGATACCGCGCATGGATAATAAGCTCGCTCAGCACACTGGCTGTAATACAGCGGATACCCTGCGGCATTTAGCGGCATTCGCAGCACACTCAACGGTTAGCTCTTCATTCGAGGCATCCACCCGAAAGACCCGGGAGTATGATTGCGTACATTTACCACTGAACGTACCTTCAACAAAAACACGACCAGGCTGCAAAACACGGAACGGAATTGTTCCCTGAAAAGGCTTTACGGTTACCAGTAATTTCTTCATATATCCTCCGGATAATAAAAAGTCGGCTTAATGCACTGAGCGCGGATATATTCCTGCGCCCCTTCCAGCTGCTTCTGCATTGTCATCAACCGTTCTCTGAGGGTGAAATAATCCCGTTCAGCGGCGTCTGCCAGTCGGGGAGCGGTTGCATTATCCACGCCGGAGGCGGCGGTGGCTTCACGCACGGTACCTGAGCAGGTGGCGTTGACCCGCAGGCGCTTACGACCAGCGGCAACATCAGCGCGCAGAGTTTCATTTTCAGCTCTCGCATCGGCTAATTCCCTCGAGTATTTTGCATCGAGCGCAGCAACATCACGCTGGCGCACCTGCATGTCAGTAATGGTGGCATTCGCCTGTTCCAGCTCTCTGGCTTTTTTATCGCGCTGCGCTTTGTAGGTGAGCGCGTTGTCACGGTAATGGTTTGTTGCCAGCCACAGCGCACCACAGCCAACCGCCAGGACAATAATCACCACACACAGAACACGGTTCATCTCTCTTTCACCCCACCAGTCCCGATAACGTCAGGACTCGCCAGGCGGTGGAAAAGAAAATGGCAACCAGCATGACTAAAAATGAAATGCCGACAAGTACACAGAGGCTCTTCACCAGCGTTATGAGTTTATCTGATATCATTAGCCACCCCATCAATCCGCCTTTGTTATTTTCCCTTTGCCTGTATCAGCCAGGACAAAATCAATCAGCATATTCGCTTCATTTACCAGCGTACGGATTTTTGATACATGCGCGGCTTTAACCTGTTTCCACTCATTCAGCCCGGTAGCAAACACACTGGCAATGTTTTTATCCCGTTTCATGTCAGCACAAGCCTGGTTGAGTTCTTCCATCACGCTCATTTTACGGGGATTAACGACAAAACCCTTCGTCCAGTACTCGTAAAGAACATCGTCGCACTCTTCCTGATACCGGATGACCTTATCGCGGATTTCGGGTTTTACTTTGTTGGGATTAATGGTTTGTAGCCAGCCGGCAAGTTTTCGAAGTGGCATGGACACCATATTGCGTTGTTTCCCATCCTCAGCAACCATAACGATTTCCGTTATAGTTGACGCAAAACGCTGTCTTAACTTAGCCAACTGTGATTGCCAGGCCAGCCCCATCCCCGCAACGACAGGTTTCATGGGAACGTATGGTTCGCCATTATGGTTAACTACATAAAGAGAGTTGCCGTGAAACGGCACGGCCATCATATTCATCGGTTATTTCCTTTTAGTGATGAACCTTGTCTCACAGGAATCCAGCCCACAGAAAGGCACCGACAGCCAAACCGGTATCCTCAAGGGTCATCCTGAAAGGTTCTGTGTTGTGAGATGCGCGTGAGATGCGCAGAAATGACAAAGGCATCATTACGGTGCCTGAGTGTTAAACAACTGTTTTGACTTTATTCACTTACATTTTGCCAATTTGCAAGATTTCGTGTTATCCATCCATGTAAGCAAACCTCATTTTTCAGCAAAATATTCTGCTTATCTGTCGATTCCCCAGCACGCCAGCGCGCTCTCCTGGTCACGACGGGATACCTGACCGTAACAGTTATTTGAGCGAATACGGCAGTCCCTGCCACCGTCCTTAATCCACCAGCGAATCGCTTCGCAGGCACCTTTTCGATCTCCTGCATTAATCCGTCTGTAAAACGTCGACGGGAAACACTTACCGGGGCCAATGTTGTACGGACAGAATGACGCAATCCCCGCTTTCTGGGGTTCGGTCAGTGGCACTCTGATGTTTTTCTCCACCCATGCCAGCGCCTTATCACGCTCAATGGCGTTAACCCGGTCGCATTTTTCCTTCGACAGCTTCATGCCAGGAATAACAGGCTTACCATCCACCCGGGTGGCTCCACGGCAGATGGTCCAGATACCCGCACCATCACGGTATGCTGTGGTGTGGTTACCTTCCTTTTCATCCAGAAACTGGTCGAGGATTTCAGGCGCAGGCGCACCTGCGGCAATCAGCGCCAGAACGGCAGCCGACAGGCCGTATCTGATTTTTGCGTTCATGGATATTTATCAGGGTTTATCGATTTCAAATCCCTGGATATGTTAAGTCTTCAGGCCAGCGGTGGAGTCTTCAGAGAACCCGTAATTATTCCCGGTAGTTTTCCTCTGTAGGTTATCAACACATCCTGCGCCTCTAAAATTACGGGACGCTTTTCCGGTAACGGACCATCCCCTTCACATAACCCGGCAGCAACATCCATGAAAAACTGCTTCGCCTGCTTTTTCGCCTCAGCTTCGTAAAACTCCAGCGTGGCACCTTCAGTACGGTCAAGACTAATCGCCACATCTGGCAACAACAGTGACGGATACCCACCAATTTCCAGTGCCACAGTAACAGTAATCTTATCCGGGTAATTATTTATCCCTTTAACAACCAGTTCGTATTTTTTCTTCATCACTTTACTCTCCCCGCACCGCCTTACGCCGGTCCTCTCTGATTTTGAAATACAGGTTAGTCAGATACGTCAGCAGGCCAAACAGCAGACTCCCCAGCACACCTATTGCCACCCACTGGGACGGAGAGACTTTGTCCAGCAGTTGCAGTAACCAGTATCCCGTCCCCACCGCTGACGTGGTGTATGACACACCTGTTGTGATTTTTTCCATCTGATGTATGTCTCCGTCACCGCCGACAGAAAATGAAAGTAAAGGAAAACAAAAAGCCGCCAGTGTCACCCACTAACGGCCAACTCCGGGAGCCGTGATTATGGCATTCAGGCTCTGCTAAAAATGCCAGATAACATTCCGGCCCCCCTGGTTCAGGTTATAAATGACACAATATCTTGACAACATCCGTCACTGTCTGTCAGAAAATATACCGCCAGGCATAAGTATCATGTGAAATCCAACTATCCTTTTGAGCCAGCACCTCCCCACCGAAAGTCAGTGCTGGCTGTTTTTTTCCTTAATAAAGCATCTGTAACTGAAACAATCCGCATATTGATTGTAGTGGCACAGTAAATTTGGCCACCTGATTAAAGGTGATATCCTCACCACAACACAAAACAGGTGACTTAATGAACAAGAAAACCAAACGTACTTTCACCCCTGAATTCAGGCTGGAATGTGCACAGCTAATTGTTGATAAGGGCTACTCATATCGACAAGCCAGTGAAGCGATGAATGTCGGTTCTACCACGCTTGAGAGTTGGGTGCGCCAGCTCAGGCGAGAGCGTCAGGGGATTGCGCCCTCTGCCACACCTATTACTCCAGACCAGCAACGTATCCGCGAACTGGAAAAGCAGGTTCGCCGCCTGGAGGAACACAATACGATATTAAAAAAGGCTACCGCGCTCTTGATGTCCGACTCGCTGAACGGTTCACGATAGTTGCCAGACTGAGTGACAGCCACTCAGTTGTCAGCCTCTGTTCTAATCTGGAAATACACCGCAGCAGTTACCAGTACTGGCGAAAACGACGCGATACGGTTAATCCGGCGCGAGTCAGGTTGTGCAGCGAAATACGCCGGGCGTGGAACCAAAGTAGGGGCTCTGCGGGGGCGCGCACGCTGGCTGAAATGCTGACCCAAAACGGCGTCCCGATGAGCCGTTACCGTGCCGGGCGTCTGATGAAATATCTGAACCTGAGCAGTTGTCAGCCCGGAAAACATCAGTACAAAAATGCTCGTCAGGAACATACCTGCCTGCCGAATCTGCTTGAGCGCCAGTTCGCTGTGCCCGAGCCAGATAGGGTATGGTGCGGAGATATTACGTATATCTGGGCAGGAAATCGCTGGTGCTATCTGGCGGTCGTCATGGATCTTTTTGCCCGCAGGGTTATCGGCTGGAGCCTGTCAGCGAATGCCGATACTGCCCTGATAAGCAGTGCCCTGCGGATGGCGTATGAGGTGCGTGGTCAGCCGCGGGACGTCATGTTCCATAGCGACCAGGGAAGTCAATATACAGGACTGAAATATCAACAACTTCTCTGGCGTTACAGGATAAAGCAAAGTGTCAGCCGACGGGGAAACTGCTGGGATAACAGTCCAATGGAACGCTTCTTCCGCAGTCTGAAAACAGAATGGGTGCCAACCGATGGCTACACAGGCAAAGACGTGGCCCGGCAGCAAATCAGCAGTTATATTCTGAATTATTACAATAGCGTCAGGCCTCACCATTATAACGGAGGGCTGACGCCGGAAGAGTCAGAGAACAGATATCATTTTTACTGTAAAACCGTGGCCAGTATTACTTGACCACTACAGATAATATATTGACAGGCATCATTGCTGTCTGTGAAAAATAAGTCTCTACAAACATATAAGGCCTTTTAGCCAGCGTCTTCTTTCAGGTCAGTCGCTGGCTTTTTTTATTATGCTGCCGGTGCATTTATCTCCAGCACCAGACTTTCTATCTCAACGCCATACGCTGCATTTTTTGTAATATCCGTCAGCGTCAGCGCATTCAGTCCCAGTGTCAGACTGTCTTTTATAACCTGGAATGCCTGGCCAGCCACTCCATTCAGTTTCGGAGTAACCGTGGCACTGCCGGCGGTGAACACCAGCTCCAGCGTCTGCCAGTCGTTACCGTAATCGCCGAACTCCCCCAGCTTCGTGTTTCCGGCTTTCCTGTGATGCATCAGATTCACTCTGCCGTCAGTGGTCTGAGTGAAGTACGACATCAGGAACGGATTACCGGTACCCGTCATCGCCACACCATCAGGAACGGGAGCATCCGTATACAGATAAATCCCCAGCCCGAACTGATTGTTGGTCAGTGCGCCTGACAGGCGGAACTTACAGGTCAGTCTGCCGCCCTGTGTCAGCAGGGTAATTGCGTCATCCACCGGATGCGTCAGGGACCAGGTTTTATTGCTCTGCTTGGTGATCTTAAATACACCATCTGACAACTGAATTCCGCCATCCTTAATGCTCCAGCCCTGCGCAGCAGCCTCTCCGGCTGCCGGCAGCAGGGAGATTGTGCGAACGGACGTATCTGCAGACGGACCCGATGGCGTGTTGCCGCCGGGCGAGGGTTTGATTTCCGGTGCCTTACCACTGATGAAGGCTGAGGTGCGCCCGGCTGCGTTCAGAATAGCGGTTGCCAGACGATCCGGAATAATGCTCCTGCGCGCCCATGAACTGAAATGTGTCGGGCGGTTTGATGATACCTGGTTTCCATTCGTTCTCGATGCCGCACCGTAATATCCTGATGCCGGAATATCCGGATCTTCTGCCGGCGCGTTAGTGGCGGTATTGACGCCGTTACCGTCTGTCATGAAGGGCACAAAATAAACGCCCTCACTCTCCCTGTTTTTGTACGCCCCGTAAATGGTGTTGTACTGCGTGCCGTAGGTGTTTTTCCAGTAATACGTCGTGTCACCACAAATCCACGGCACATTTACAGCACTGCCACCATGACACTGCGCGTTAAACACAGTGAGGTCAGCACGAAACTGCTTCAGCATGGCTGTAAACAGCGCAGGTTGCTGTGCGTAGGTGGCGGCGCTCATGTCAAACTCTCCCTGCATCCAGCACACCGCCAGCAACACATTTTTCGGGTTCTTCTGTAATGCAGCTTTAGTGCGCGCAATCAGGTCCTGATATAACGGTTTACCCACACCCCAGCGCGCCGAATCCTGGCTGGCCCCCGCGTCCGCACTGAATGTCCCCTCCGCGCCCTGGGTGAATGCCGAACCACCACGACAGCATGGTACCAGCAGGATCCCCGCGTTATTCGGGATATACGGAAGCAGTTTTTTGGCAATATGTAAGCCCTGGCCGACACAGCCGTACTGCCCTTTGCTCAGGTCTGCCTTCGGATGATTCAGCGTACTCATATCCTGCACATCATGCAGGCAGTGGTCGGCCGGAATAATATCGTTATATCTGCAGGCAGCCCCACCCGGCGTAACTGTACTGCGGCGCGCCAGCTGTTTAATGCGCGGATCCGGAGCATCGTATGAATCCGGCAGCGGAAGCCCTTCACCGTAAGCCATGGCATTGGACTGCCCGGCCAGTACGATGACGTAGTACCAATCCGGCTCAGTTGCACCACTGACCACCACATCACCTTCTGCTGTAATCGCCTGCATCAGGGTATAAGGGGTTATGGCCACCGGACTACCAAACGGCTGCCAGCCCTCTTTCAGTTTGTGTGTCAGCTTTTCCGCAAGGTCTGACGGCGACGCCGCCCTGACAACATCATAATGTTTAAATGTCATTATTCCTCCCGGCCGGGATAGTGTATTAAATCAGATATGGAGTGGGCTGTAGTCCGGAAGCCTGAATGACACACGGGGACTACAGCCCAAGAAATGAAAAAAGGCCACGCAGTTGCGCAGCCTGATAAACCCTGGTTAAAATCCACACGATAACAACACAACAATATCAGTATCTCATGCTATTGCCCGAACCCATTCGGGCATTTTTTACCCATAAAAAATGCCCCTCCGGAGAGGGGCATGTTTGCATGCACATTCTTTTTCTTGCATGGTGCCGGGTGCCTCCCGGTGAATTCAGTATCAGCACCTGAATCCGCGATTATCCCATATACCTGGTTGCTGATCGCCCCTCCGCACAGGGGGATTCACCATGCAGAAGTGTTTTTAATAAACAGCAAACAAAAAAATCAAGCATTATGCAGGCTGTTTCTTTTTATCACCGGCCACAGCAATACCACAATGCCGCAGACCAGCACCCCATCCGCCAGCACCGACATGATTCTGCTGGTGAAATCCACCATCACCACCAGAAACAGCAGGAGTGCAGCCACAGCCAGGCGCAGTTTTACCGTCACAGGTGATTCTCCAGACGAAGACCCAGAACACCGGCAATCTCTTCCAGCACCTTGCGCTCTTCCGGCTCAATTTCGCCGTCTGCCTCCGCAATGGCCACCGCCACATCCAGCACATCTTCCGCTTCACGCGTATCGTGTTTCACATCCTCAATCTCGCGTAACGCGGCACGACGACCAATTTTAAAATTGGTATCCAGCTGACCGATAATGGTTGCGCTAATCGCATTAATTTCCGAGGTAAACGCAGACAACGCAGGCTGATTACGTAAGACCTGTTCGATCTTCGCTTTCTCGGATGCCTCGCATTCACCATCTGCATAGGCCACCAGGTATGCAGCGTTAATCACCGCCTGTGCCAGATCGCGTTTCTCAAACTTTTTAATTTCCGCTGCCGCTCTGCGGGTTTTCTTTTTGAAGATTCCAAACATCGTGACGTTCCTTTGGGTGGGTGAGCCAACGCCCGGGAGCGATCTGCCCACAGAGAAAGTCACACTGACCACTCCGTAAGCTCACCCCCGAAAGGCTCTGTGGTTGATATGCGCCGGGCGTGGCGCAGATACAAAAAAGGCCCGCCGAAGCGAGCCTGGAAAATAAGTGTGGCGCGTTGTAGTGGAGTCTAACCACTGACCGATTGCTTAGAAGGCAATTGCTCTGTCCGACTGAGCTAACAACGCATGATGCTGATAATGGACCGCCATCGGGGACTTGAACCCCGCGCAGCCAGCTTCGAAGGCTGGCGCTCTGTCCCGATGAGCTAATAGCGGTATGTAATATGGTGGCCCTTGCTGGATTTGAACCAGCGACCTGGCGATTATGAGTCGCTCGCTCTCACCACTGAGCTAAAGGGCCGGGCGCAGGATAATAACGGTACGTAACTAATCCTGCAATATCATCCGTTCTGACTGACTAAATCCTGAACTTCCCTGACCGTCTGCTCAAAACGTTCAGTCTCCAGCTCAACGCCAATTGCACGACGCCCCAGCGACATTGCTGCTTTGACGCTACGGACATAAAAAAGCCAGCCACTGGGGGAGGCTGGCAAACTCGTAGAGCAAAATGCTGTTACGCAAACTTCGTTACAGGGTCATCCTGCAATACAAAAAATACACAATATTTAGAAAACTAATAGTGCCATGTGCAATTTTTAAGATTTTGTTATTAATTGTGGTCGCACCTTCCTTTCTGTGTACTTTCCGTATAGCTCACAGGATTCTGGGTACAAAAAAACCCGCGCATCGGCGGGTTAAGCAGCGTGGCAATGTAACCACTCTTATCATGATATGCAGATTTTTACGATCGTAAACTATTTTTTCGCTGATAAAATACAGAGGTTCTCCCTCCCGGCAATTCACGCTCAACATACCGATCCATCTCAAGCCTCACTCCCAGCATCATCAGCATGCCTTCAACAATCCCCTCAGCTTTGTGAAGGCGTTTACCTATACAGGTGTCAGAGCACCCATGTTTCCGTGCCAGCGCCATGAACGTCTCCCCCAACACGTAATAATCAACCAGCAAGTCATGCAGATCGCTGTTGTTCCTGTTAAGGCGAGCCATACACCCGCATATAATCATCGCGTCATCGTCACAACACTGTGGACGTGATTTTACTTTTTCGGGGATCAGTCCCTTAAATCCGGCAGCAATGGGCGACCATGTAACATCCTCATAGTTATTTGCCGCCCATGCACCCCAGCGCTCAAGAACCTGCCGGATATCACGCATCAGTATCTTTACCCCATCCGCGATGAACCATAAGAACACCGTTGACAATAGCGTGTCTTTTTCCTTCTTTATCGCCAGTGTATTTTCTGACCGTGTTGCGACTACAGTTCAGTATTCTGGCTACCTCGGTCTGATTTTCATATGCCTCAACGAGCATGTCAGGAATGGTTTTTACTGTGAACGTCATGCGGCCTCACTTCTGCTGTTTCGCAGGTCTTTAAGTTTCTGCTGATACTTCGCCTTGATGGCCCTGCACTCTTCGACAGTCCAGCGATGGCGGTTATGGTTTGATTCGATTTCGTCTACTGCTTCCTGCCCGATGCGATTAATCAGTTCGACGCGATACGGAACGAGATTTCCGCTTTTGTGCTGGTTGCACACCACGCATTGCTTGTGAATATTGCGTTCATCAAATCGGAGTTGAGGTGCCGCAGCAGTTGTCCGGTAATGTCCGGCATCCCACTGAGCAGACGTGAGCGTTCCGCACGAGATACATGGTAAGTCGCGGTCTCTTTCTCTGATGAAGGCGTTTACGGCTTGTTGGGCTTGTTTAATCCAGTAACTGCGGGGCTTTAAGGCGAGTTTTCGAATCTTAATTTTATCTTTCTGTTTCTGCTCCTCTCGTCGTCGTTTCTTCTCTGCTGTTTTTTCCGCCTTTTCGCGTTCTTTATTTCGTCGTTCGAGCGCTAATTTAGTTCCGTGTTCCGGGCTGCACCACCACTGATTTGAGAATGCCGGGTGAAACCATTCCTTACAGATTTTGCATTTCCTTCGCGCTGGTTTAGCCATTAAGCAGCCTCCCCTGTTACTTTAAGCATTCCGTTATCTAGCAGCTTTCTTGTCAGCCACTGTTGACCACGCCCGGTGATTTTTGTGGTGAACGATATCTGTATTCCGTGATTTGTATTGACCGCTGTTTCTTTCACTGTGAAATAGCCGCGATCCATATATTCCTGCATTGGCACATTGCGCCGGGCACCTGAAGCAATAAGGATTTTGTGATCGCGCATCCACGCAAACAGTTTGTTTGGACCAATACCAACAACCTTTGCAAAGTTTCCAATCAAAATTCCGCTGGCCTCGCCAACTCGATCGGCAAACTCAACTTTAGGTGCTGCGAGAGCAAGCTGTTTCTCCAGTTCAGCCTTCTGGTCTTCAAGGTCGGCCGCAAGGCGCAATGCCTCAGAAAAGGTTTGTGGTATTTTCGCGGTTGCCCCTTCGAGTTCTCGCCAGCGGTCAACAAGGCGAGCGGTGAATTCCGGCGACAACTGAGCGACGACAATAATGCTGTCTCGCTTACCTTGTTCGCCTTCGAATACATACACACGAAAACTTTGATTTAAGCCTAACCCATTGATTCTTCCACAATCCTCAATTTGAGGATGTCGGATAACACCATTTTTAGCCAGCATTTCGATAGTACGTTTCACATTGTCATGACGCTTACCTGTAAGCTCAGAGATTTCAATGCTGGTCATTTTGATGACGTTGCTATTTATCAGCTCGTTCATTGTCATGTCCTCTCATATTGAAAATTCACCAATAAAAAACCCAGCCGAAGCTGGGTTTGTTAAGTTGTCAATTGTCAGTAGCGATGTAGTGAAGGAGGTAATTCTTTGTTCTTAAGCCTTACCCATGCGGAAAGATTCGTTGGTCCGTCTGGCTCATTAATATCAACATCTCGTGTGTGATTGATTAAAACGTCTCTCGCCATTCCAATAACATACGAGAACTCATGACCGTAGTCGTAACATCTGCCGGAATAGTTCGATTGAATTTGCTTTAGCGCTGGATACAATTCGCGGAATAATGCCTGTGAGCGGTTAGCATAATCCCACAGCCATACAAGGCTGTCTGTTTCTTTTGCGGAAAGCCCGTTGAGCTTCTTCTCTTGTTTGCCAGTATTTTTCTCGCACTGGCTGAAATAGCAGTCTTCCAGTTTTTCGAACACATCCCACGCCTGATCAGTTTCGAGCATTTTGGCATGACGGGCTGCTCCGCGTTCTGTCCAGAGTATGAGGGAGCGGGCTTTCGGGGGAATTTGTAACCCTCTTAAAGATGGTTGCAAATTTTGTGAGTAGTTTAAAGCTACCCGCAAATTTTTCAGGGCATCGCCAGCCACTTTGAAAAAATGCTTTCCTTCAATAAAGCGCTCAGCATTTCTGGCGTAGTTATTTTGAATGTTCTTAACTTCAGCACCGTACAACTGCGCCAAAAGTTCGGTGGTAATAACAGGAATCTGGTTATGGGTGATCGGGGAGAGAGTTTCAACAGAGATTTGAGTTGTCATAATGACGCCCTCGAGTGGTTTCTAAACTATCACCACCGTCAGGTTCCTAATCATCGGGTGGTGAGACGTACAGGGTTAGGAACTACCGGGAAACCAACCGGCGAGCTTTTCAGCTCCCCCATACGCCCCACCATAATTCAGATGTGCGCGTGCATACGACAATAAAAAACACGCTCGCGGCGTGTGTCTGTCGCGGTCTCTATCCGGGGTTCCTAATCCCGACGCCAGATTTTGCTGGCGCGTGAGGAATATAGCCCCGAATAAATCATCGCGTCAATCACCTTGTTTTCCTCGCACGATGTCTTAGCCACCGGATATCCCACAGATGAGCCGTGTAGTTGAAGGTTTTTACGTCAGATTTTTTTGGGATTAGCTTGCGTTTATTTCTGGAGCGTTTCGTTGGAAGGTATTTGCAGTTTTCGCAGATGATGTCGGTGATGCTTCTTTGCTGTCGCCTCATGCCGCCCTCCTGACGCCCTGCCCGATCGCCATCAATGCCGCTTTGGATACAGTAGTAAACATTCGTCGAGGACTGATGAACGGTCGCCAAATCAGCAGCATGGAGCCTTTGCTGTTTCCCTTCTTCTCCACCCCCGTCGATGGTTCGATAAAATTAATCCGTCCATCAGTGATAATGCGAACTTCGTCGACACTCTCCAGAGCCTTGCTGAACCATCCGACTGACATATCCTCTGGCACAAGCATAACTACCGTCTGTCGCTGTTGTATGCACTGCTCAGCGGCTTTTTCCACCCACGGCCTGATATTGCTGTACGGTGGGTTATTCCAGATTGCACCGTGGCTTACCCACTCAGAATTGAGCGCGTCGTCGGCCTCAGTCAGCCAGTGAGCGCACAGAGCATTTTTGTCGCTCGCTGCTGAATCCAGCCAGAATCCAAACTCAATATCCAGTGCATCAAAAAGCCAGAGCGGCGTTTGCCAGCAGTCCTTGTCGTGTGCTGGCGTATTTGATTTGATAGTCATGCAGCCCGATCTCCCCATCGCGCTTTCCATTCGAGAGCCAGTCGCGCTTCGTCTGACCACTTAACGCCACGCTCTGTACCGAATGCCTGTATAAGCTCTAATAGATCCGCAAATTCGCTTACACGCATCCTGCTGGTTGGCTGGCCTATTACCACAAAGCCATTCCCGGCAAGGTTAGGAACAACATCCTGCTGCTTTAATGCTGCGGTAAACACACACTTCCAGCTTTCTGCATCCAGCCAGCGACCATGCCATTCAACCTGACGAGAGACGTCACCTAAGCAGGCCCATAGCTTCCTGTTTTGGTCTAAGCTGCGGTTGCGTTCCTGAATGGTTACTACGATTGGTTTGGTTGGGTCTGGAAGGATTTGCTGTACTGCGTGAATAGCGTTTTGCTGATGTGCTGGAGATCGAATTTCAAAGGTTAGTTTTTTCATGACTTCCCTCTCCCCCAAATAAAAAGGCCTGCGATTACCAGCAGGCCTGTTATTAGCTCAGTGATGTAGATGGTCATCTTTTAACTCCATATACCGCCAATACCCGTTTCATCGCGGCACTCTGGCGACACTCCTTAAAAATCAGGTTCGTGCTCATCTTTCCTTCCCGTTCTTCCCTGGTAGCGAACCGGTAATACACCGTTCGCCAGACCTTACCTTCGATAACCAGAAGACCTGCCCGTGCCATTTTAGCCGCGGCCTGATTTATGCTGGTTACTGTTGCGCCTGTTAACGCGGCAACGTCCGGCGCACAGAAGCTATTATGCGTCCCCAGGTAATGAATAATTGCCTCTTTGCCCGTCATACACTTGCTCCTTTCAGCCCAAACTTAGCTTTGATTTCTGCGATCTTCGCCAGAGCCTGTGCACGGTTTAGAGGTCTTCCCCCCATGACAGGAAGTTGTTTTACTGGTTCAGGTATTGCCTCACCACGGTTAATTCTCGCAGTCATATGGACAAGCTCATCTGCGGCCTTACGGCGTAATTCCGCATCAGTAAGCGCATTGGCCCGCATGTTCTGATACAAGTTGGTAACCAGCCAGTAGTGCGCGTTTGATTTCCACGGATAAGACTCCGCATCCGGATACAGGCCTCGCTTCCGGCAATACTCGTAAACCATATCAACCAGCTCGCTGACGTTTGGCAGTCCGGCGATAACGGATGCTTCTTCCCGGCACCATGCAACAAACTGCCCGGGTGATGGCAGGAATGGTCGATTCTGCCGACGGGCTACGCGCATTCCTGCGTTAACCTGTTCCATTGTGGTGATCCCGTTTTCCCGGAAAGCCAGAACCCACTGGCGGCGGATTTCGTTCAGTTCGTTCTGGTCACGGTTAGCCAGGCTCGCCGGGAAAGTTGCCAGTAACTGGCTGAACACACCGTTGATGATCTGCGCTACCTGTTGTACCTGCGGCTTTTCGTCGTACTGTTCCGGCATGTTGTTGGCGATCCGACGCATCTGCTCACGGTCAAAGTTAACCATCTGTGCGGCGATGTTTTTCATAAATCCACCCCGTAAATCCAGTCAGTGTTTGTCAGGTCGAGTTTTGGTTTGCTGGCTGTCACGCCTGCCTGTTGCTTGTTACGGTTGATTTCGAGCTGGGTCCACTTGTCGCGGAGTTTGGCCGGACTCAGCACGTTACCGGACCAGAAGTTGTCCTGGCAGGCCCAGCGGAAAAGCACACACATATCGCGGTGGTTACGTCCGTCACGTTCACGCATCAGGCGGATATCGTTAGCCCACCCTGCAAAATTCGGTTTTCTGGCTGATGGTGCGATGGTCTTCACCATGTCAAACATCCACTCTGCGGCGGTCAGGTCTTCTGCTGTTCCCCACTTGCTGCCGCTCTGAATTGCAGCATCCGGTTTAACCACAGAAAGATCGTTTTCTGGCTGGTCAGAGGATTCGCCAGAATTCTCGGACGAATAATCTTTTCTTTTTTCTTTTGTAATAGTGTCTTTTGTGTCCCCCTGTTTTGAGGGATAGCAATCCCCTAATTTGAGGGATGTTTTACCCCTCGTTTTAGGGGATTTTCCCTCGTTTTGAGGGATGTCCCTCATTTTAGGGGAACCTCCCTCGTTTTGAGGGATGCACCATTCTGAGATGTTTTTATTTGGTCCAAACATGCCGCCTTGCTGCTTGATAATATTCATTCTGACGAGTTCTAACTTGGCTTCATTGCACCGTTTGACAGGTAACTTTGTAATCTCGCTAAGTTGAGAATCGGTGATTCTGTCCATTGGTTTATTCCACCCATAGGTTTTACGCAGAATGGCAAGCAGCACTTTAAACTGTCGCTTGGTCAGATCTGCGCCTGAATAAGCCTCAATCAGCATATTTGATAGTCTGGCGTAACCATCATCGAGATCTGCCACATTACGCTCCTGTTCGGCAAAGTTACCTCTGCCGAAGTTGAGTATTTTTGCTGTATTTGTCATAATGACTCCTGTGGATTGATCCAGTAATTCCCTCAGAATTGCATATCAATTTGCTTAGAGTCCCCGGCGGCCACCGGGGATTTTTTCTTTGTGATTTCATCAAGCGCATACTTAAAAGCCCTGCTAATCGGACTGATGTCTGATGCCATTCCGAAAGCACACAAGACCGAAGCAATAAATCTCCAGTCCGTTCTGCTTATCTTCGATTCATGACAGCCAATCATCTTTGCCAGACCGCGCTGGGTAAGCGTTGACAGGTTGATGAGTAAATCTGTTTCTGCGCGATCAATTTCTCGCTGTGTTAGCTTGCTGTAACTTGCTTGTGCCATTTGTTAATTTTCCTATATTGATATATAGCGGCACACCCAGTGGATTTGCCGCTGATGTTTGCTCACCCGGTTAGAGGTGAAAGGCCAGAACTGTTAAAGAGCAATTTACTTATGCCGCTTGGCGGTAAGCACTTTCTTGATACTTCAGGGCGCCAGCTGTAACGATTTCCAATCGATAGGCGTCTTTCTCTGGGATAACTTCTTTCCACTGAGAGACTGCTGCATCGCTAATGCCTAGTGCTTTAGCAACAGCACGCTGGGTTCCGAAGTGGTCAATAACATCTTTTTTGTACATAGACTCGCTCCGAAATTAAAGAACACTTAAATTATCCACCAAAGGAATCTTAAGTCAAGTTTATTTAAGATGTCTTAACTATGAATACACAACTGATGGGTGAGCGTATTCGCGCTCGCAGAAAAGAACTCAAGATTAGGCAGGCTGCCCTTGGCAAGATGGTTGGCGTGTCTAATGTTGCTATTTCCCAATGGGAGCGATCTGAAACTGAGCCCAATGGCGAAAACCTATTGGCCTTAGCCAAGGCTTTGCAGTGCTCCCCTGATTACCTGTTGAAAGGAGAGGATAGTCTTTCAAACATTGCCTATCACAGCAGGCATGATCCAAGAGGTTCGTATCCTCTAATTAGTTGGGTAAGCGCAGGATGTTGGATGGAAGCTGTAGAGCCATATCATAGGCGTGCAATAGATAACTGGTACGACACAACGGTAGATTGTTCTGAAGACTCTTTTTGGCTCGACGTTAAAGGTGATTCAATGACTGCCCCGGCAGGACTGAGTATTCCTGAAGGGATGATTATTCTCGTCGACCCAGAAGTCGAACCACGTAATGGAAAGCTGGTAGTCGCCAAACTTGAAGGAGAAAACGAGGCGACATTCAAAAAGTTAGTTATTGATGCCGGTAGAAAATTCCTGAAACCACTCAATCCACAATACCCAATGATTGAAATCAATGGGAACTGTAAAATCATTGGCGTTGTCGTTGATGCCAAGCTAGCAAACCTTCCTTAAGGGGCTTTCGCCCCTTTTTTATTTCCCGTTAAAAATCAAAGACAAACTAAATTCGCGCCCATAAAATTAAGTTTTCTTCAAAAATGCACTTGACCAACAAATTAAGATGTCTTAAATTTAAGCCGTCAGCAGGAGGCTGGAAGCCAAACGGAACAGATTGGCAGGCTCTTTAACATCGACGAACTCTCAACCTAACCGTTGAGACCAGAACTTGAGTGGTTTTGGGGATGGCGCGAATTGCAGCTGCAAGACAGCGATCGAGAAGATAAGCACCTCGACGCGTCATGCGCCAAAGCCACTTAAAGGAGACCATCATGGTAACCATTGTCTGGAAAGAATCCAAAGGTACGGCAAAAAGCCGCTACAAAGCTCGCAGAGCAGAACTTATTGCCGAGCGACGCAGTAATGAAGCACTGGCGCGAAAAATTGCGCTAAAGCTCTCTGGTTGCGTCAGAGCAGACAAAGCAGCATCACTAGGAAGCCTTTGCTGCAAGAAGAAAGAAGAAGTTGTTCGAAAAAATAGAAGTATTTATTACAAGGATTCAAACCCATTAGGAAACAAAATACATGCAGTCCAAAAAATAAAATTGTACAGTAAACTACCGTACGGTGCTTATTGAGTATGCTTATGGTGAAAAAGACTATTTATGTTAATCCTGACCGCGGACAAAACAGAAAAGTATCTGATAGAGGTCTTACATCTCGAGACAGGAGGAGAATAGCGAGATGGGAAAAGAGGATAGCATATGCATTAAAAAACGGTGTAACACCTGGATTTAATGCTATAGATGACGGTCCTGAATATAAGATTAATGAAGACCCAATGGACAAAGTTGACAAAGCATTAGCAACACCATTTCCTCGCGATGTCGAAAAAATTGAAGATGAAAAATATGAGGATGTAATGCACAGAGTTGTTAATCACGCTCACCAACGAAATCCAAATAAAAAATGGTCATAGCCCACTTCGGTGGGTTTTTTATTGGCTGAACTAACCGAATTTATTACAGCAAGCCACGCAGTGAAATGGGTGTGACTTGTGTTGGTCGCCAGAAAATGAAATTAGGCAGCAAACCACTTATTTGAGGTGAGATATGACAAAATCATGGAGCGTACCTTTTCCTGAATCAGAAACTGAACATGATGGAATGCCTGTTTTCTGGAGATTCCAGGCGACAGTTGAAGAAGATGGGATAAAAATATTCGCACTTCAATATATAGCTTTTCATCAGACAGAGCATTATGCATGGTTGGTTCCTGCGCATTGGATTGTTAATTTTAAACCAGCACCAAATCAGTGGTTACAGGAATGGAAACAAAGGAGAAATAGATATGCAATTAAGAAAGTAGCAAAAAATGCAGAAAGATCTTTTGCATTCCCAACGAAGAAACTTGCCATTGAGAGTTTATTGCGCCGGAAGAAATACCATTTAATGAGAATCAAACAAGATTTGGCTGTTGTATCAACTCTTGTTGATGGGATGAAGAATATTGATACATCAACACCAGATATTGAATATAACTTTGGGCACAACCAAGAAACAGAAAATTGGGTATTTTATTAGTACGAGTAAGCACTGTGTATTCATTCCAACGAGTGAATACACGGAGCAATGTCGCTCGTAACTAAACAGGAGCCGACTTGTTCTGATTATTGGAAATCTTCTTTGCCCTCTAATGTGAGGGCGATTTTTTTCTGTGAGGATATGAACAGATGTCAAACATCAAAAAATACATCATTGATTACGACTGGAAAGCATCAATAGAAATTGAAATCGACCATGACTTAATGACAGAGGAAAAACTTCACCAGATTAATAATTTCTGGTCAGACTCTGAATACCGACTCAATAAACACGGCTCTGTATTAAATGCTGTATTAATCATGCTGGCGCAACATGCTCTGCTTATAGCAATTTCAAGCGACTTAAATGCATATGGTGTTGTGTGTGAGTTCGACTGGAATGATGGAAATGGTCAGGAAGGATGGCCTCCAATGGATGGTAGCGAAGGAATAAGAATTACCGATATCGATACATCAGGAATATTTGATCCAGATGATATGACTATCAAAGCCGCCTGAGCGCGGCGTTACCGCATACCAATTACGCTTCACTCGAGGCGTTTTTCGTTATGTATAAATAAGGAGCACACCATGCAATATGCCATTGCAGGGTGGCCTGTTGCTGGCTGCCCTTCCGAATCTTTACTTGAACGAATTACCCGTAAATTACGTGACGGATGGAAACGCCTTATCGACATACTTAATCAGCCAGGAGTCCCGAAAAATGGATCAAACAATTATGGCTATCCAGACTAAATTCACTATCGCCACTTTTATTGGCGATGAAAAGATGTTTCGTGAGGCCGTCGACGCTTATAAAAAATGGATATTAATACAGAAACTGAGATCAAGCAAAAGCATTCACTACCCCCCTTTCCTGTTTTCCTAATCAGCCTGGCATTTCGCGGGCGATATTTTCACAGCCATTTTCAGGAGTTCAGCCATGAACGCTTATTACATTCAGGATCGTCTTGAGGCTCAGAGCTGGGCGCGTCACTACCAGCAGATCGCCCGTGAAGAGAAAGAGGCAGAACTGGCAGACGACATGGAAAAAGGCCTGCCCCAGCACCTGTTTGAATCGCTATGCATCGATCATTTGCAACGCCACGGGGCCAGCAAAAAAGCCATTACCCGTGCGTTTGATGACGATGTTGAGTTTCAGGAACGCATGGCAGAACACATCCGGTACATGGTTGAAACCATTGCTCACCACCAGGTTGATATTGATTCAGAGGTATAAAACGGATGAGTACAGCACTCGCAACGCTGGCTGGGAAGCTGGCTGAACGTGTCGGCATGGATTCTGTCGACCCACAGGAACTGATCACCACTCTTCGCCAGACGGCATTTAAAGGTGATGCCAGCGATGCGCAGTTCATCGCATTGCTGATCGTCGCCAACCAGTACGGCCTTAATCCGTGGACGAAAGAAATTTACGCCTTCCCTGATAAGCAGAACGGCATCGTTCCGGTGGTGGGCGTTGATGGCTGGTCCCGCATCATCAACGAAAACCAGCAGTTTGATGGCATGGACTTTGAGCAGGACAATGAATCCTGCACATGCCGGATTTACCGCAAGGACCGTAATCATCCGATCTGCGTTACCGAGTGGATGGATGAATGCCGCCGCGAACCATTCAAAACCCGCGAAGGCAGAGAAATCACGGGGCCGTGGCAGTCGCATCCCAAACGGATGTTACGGCATAAAGCCATGATTCAGTGTGCCCGTCTCGCCTTCGGATTTGCTGGTATCTATGACAAGGATGAAGCCGAGCGCATTGTCGAAAATACCGCATACACTGCAGAACGTCAGCCGGAACGCGACATCACTCCGGTTAACGATGAAACCATGCAGGAGATTAACACTCTGCTGATTGCCCTGGACAAAACATGGGATGACGACTTATTGCCGCTCTGTTCCCAGATATTTCGCCGCGACATTCGCGCATCGTCAGAACTGACACAGGCCGAAGCAGTGAAAGCTCTTGGATTCCTGAAACAGAAAGCCTCTGAACAGAAGGTGGCTGCATGACACCGGACATTATCCTGCAGCGTACCGGGATCGACGTGAGAGCTGTCGAACAGGGGGATGATGCGTGGCACAAATTACGGCTCGGCGTCATTACAGCTTCAGAAGTTCACAACGTGATAGCAAAACCCCGATCCGGAAAGAAATGGCCTGACATGAAAATGTCCTACTTCCACACCCTGCTTGCTGAGGTTTGCACCGGTGTGGCTCCGGAAGTTAATGCTAAGGCGCTGGCCTGGGGAAAACAGTACGAGAACGACGCCAGAACCCTGTTTGAATTCACTTCCGGCGTGAATGTTACTGAATCCCCGATCATCTATCGCGACGAAAGTATGCGCACCGCCTGCTCTCCCGATGGTTTATGCAGTGACGGCAATGGCCTTGAGCTGAAATGCCCGTTTACCTCCCGGGATTTCATGAAGTTCCGGCTCGGTGGTTTCGAGGCCATAAAGTCGGCTTACATGGCCCAGGTGCAGTACAACATGTGGGTGACGCGAAAAGATGCCTGGTACTTTGCCAACTATGACCCGCGTATGAAGCGTGAAGGCCTGCATTATGTCGTGGTTGAGCGGGATGAAAAGTACATGGCGAGTTTTGACGAGATGGTGCCGGAGTTCATCGAAAAAATGGACGAGGCACTGGCTGAAATTGGTTTTGTATTTGGGGAGCAATGGCAATGAAGCATCCTCACGATAATATCCGGGTAGGCACGATCACTTTCGTCTACTCCGTTACAAAGCGAGGCTGGGTATTTCCCGGCCTTTCTGTTATCAGAAATCCACTGAAAGCACAGCGGCTGGCTGAGGAGATAAATAATAAACGGGGGGCTGTATGCACAAAGCATCTCCTGTTGAGTTAAGAACGAGTATCGAGATGGCACATAGCCTCGCTCAAATTGGAGTCAGGTTTGTGCCAATACCAGCAGAAACAGACGAAGAATTTCATACGTTAGCCACATCCCTTTCACAAAAGCTGGAAATGATGGTGACGAAAGCAGAAGCAGATGAGAGAGACCAGGTATGACAACCACTGAATGCATTCTTCTGGCAGCGGGCTTCATATTCTGTGTGCTTATGCTTGCCGACATGGGACTTGTTCAATGACACCTCAGCAAGAAAACGCCCTTCGCAGCATTGCCCGTCTGGCTAACTCTGAAATCAAAAAAGCCAGACAGCAGTTTCCGGATAAAAACGTCGATGACATTTGCCGTAGCGTACTGAAGAAGCACCGCGAAACGGTAACGCTGATGGGATTCACACCGACTCACTTAAGTCTGGCAATCGGTATGTTAAACGGCGTCTTTAAGGAACGGTGAACATGAAAAGCAAAATCATCAGGGAGCTACAGGCTCCTTTTTTATTATTCGCATTCACCCTCAAGCGTATTAACCAACAATTCAGGGATTAATGAAAGATGGCAGACCTCATTGATTCAGCATCAGAAATTGAAGAATTACAGCGCAACACAGCAATAAAAATGCGCCGCCTGAACCACCAGGCTATATCTGCCACTCATTGTTGTGAGTGTGGCGATCCCATAGATGAGCGAAGACGCCTGGCCGTTCAGGGTTGTCGGACTTGTGCAAGTTGCCAGGAGGATCTGGAGCTTATCAGTAAACAGAGAGGTTCGAAGTGAGCGAAATTAACTATCAGGAACTGCGTGAAGCGGCAGCGCAGGCAATGCATGACGACTGGGGATTTGATGTGGACCTTTTCCATGAGATGGTAACACCATCGATTGTGCTGGCACTGCTGGATGAACGGGAAAGAAACCAGCAATACATCAAACGCCGCGACCAGGAGAACGAGGATATTGCGCTAACAGTAGGGAAACTGCGTGTTGAGCTTGAAACAGCAAAATCAAAACTCAACGAGCAGCGTGAGTATTACGAAGGTGTTATCTCGGATGGGAGTAAGCATATTGCTGAACTGGAAAAAATCGCCACTGAATATGCGCTGAAATTTCAGAAAGCCCAGGACGCATTAAAGCACGTTGTTTTGATGCGCAAATCAGAACAGGAAGCCACAGAGAACAACCTTATTGATAGTGAATGCCATGTTGCTGAACTGGAAGAAGCGCTACGCGATAAGCAGGCGTTACTTGAAGCCTCAGAAAAACGCACGACAGCTCTTGCAGACGAAAACGAATATATTCGGAAGCGATTTAAAGAACTCGATCTATTTTTTGGCAAAAACATTCTGGTCATGCAGGCTGCGATTATCGAATGGAGAGAAACCGGTAATGCAGAAAATGCACTGATGTGGATTTATAACATTTTGTTTGGACCAGGCGAATTACCTGGCGAAGATGAAAAAAATGCTCAGGCATATTTTGACCGTGAATATGAGCCTATTGATAAAGAGCTAACGGAGCTGCACCGATGGTTTTATGAGAGCCATAAACGCGAAAAAGCCAAACGCACAGCTAAAGCAGAGAATGACCAATTATGATCACTATTACCAGAGAGCGACTGCTGACAATCAAGCAGTGGCGCGAAACATACGGACCGGGTAGCAACGTTGTACTGCCGGCAGAAGAAGCGAAAGAACTGGCAAGAATTGCGCTGGCATCACTGGAAGCAAAACCAATAGCGTGGGAATGCGGCGAAAACATAATCCTGTTTAATCCTGACACAGTTGAAGCATACGCAAAACGTGCGGAGGTATCACCTAAACCACTATATGCCGCGCCGCCAGTTCCGGTAACTCCGGATGGTTGGATAAGCTGTAGTGAGCAAATGCCAGAAATGGGAGAGCGACAATGCTATGTGTTAGCGGCTGACTTTAAAAACAACTACCCGCCAAACATCCCCAACACTCAGGTCGGCGTATATGGCGACTGGTTTAATGATGGCAATCCCACTTGGGATGACGGTGATGGCGAAGACCTGTATCTCAAAGAGGTAACCCACTGGATGCCGCTACCGGAACCGCCGCAGGAGGTGAAGTGATGAATTGGCCTGAAGCATTCACCGCTGTAGGAGTTGCAATAGCGGTGGCATTTATTCTGTATTCGCTTTTCCGCTGGGGATAAAGGAATGTTCGCTCTGATTCAACGTGGTCAGATATACACCGATAGCGCCGGCTATCCGATAAAAATTCTTCGCTGCATAAACAACACTGTGTTGTACAGAAGAATGGATGGGCGAACACAGTCGGTAAAAATAAACGATTTTAATGAACTGTTTGAACGGATTGATCACCAGGAATACCGACAAATTCTGGCAGAAACAGAGCAGGAAGCTCATCTGAAAAAATTACGAGCCATGAAAAGGAAGTAAAGAATGAATAAAGCATTTGAACGATGGGTCCACCAGCGTTACGGCAATCACTATGACCTGACGCGAGATGGTGACGGTTTCTACTGTCGTGAAGTTGTGAAGCGAATGTTTGACGTGTGGTGCCACTGCCATGGGCTGAGTGTTGTGTGAGGTGATGTATGGGGCTGGATTGCGTGCCTATATCAACCTACTGCCGCGACGCGGGAGAAACGGTTGATGCCGTTAACAAACGGATACAAAGAGGAATATGGAAAGAAGGGGTTCATGTATTAAAAGTCGATGGAGTTAAAGAACGCTGGGTCGACTTAATAGAGGTTTCAAAATGGGCAAGAAAGAACAAGGATTATTATCTCTGCCAAGAGGAGTAACTATTCGTAAGCATAAAACTGCTTCAACACTAGTTATCACTTTCACATATAAAGGGGTTCTTTGCAGGGAGCCCCTGTCTCGGCTTGAGGCAAATACACGTGGTATTAAATATGCTGAGCGCCTGCTAGGGGAGATACAAAATCAGATCGCCAGCGGAACGTTTGAATATGCGAAATATTTCCCCAGTTCCAAAAAACTGGAGTTATTCGGTATAGTAAAGAAAACCAAAAATATTAAGTCCTATCTTGATGAATACCTGAAAATTTGCATGAACCGCAATCTGTCGCCGTCAACCATTGGCGGTTACGAAAAATGTATATCAGCACTATCAGAGCTACATAAACTACATGTAACAGAATTGACGCCTGCGGTACTAAAAAATTGGATAGCCAGCCGAAAAACTAAGCTGAAAACAATCAGGAATAACCTGTCATTTCTGCGCAGCGCCATTGATGAGGCTGTAACTGATGGCCTGTTGACTATTAACCCGGTAACTCTTGTCAGCGCCAGCCGGTATCACGTGGTCGACAGTAAACCGAACGCCGACGATTACGAAGTTGATCCGTTTGCGCCTGCGGAAACCAGTGCCATATATCAGCACTGCAAGTATCAGGAATGGCAGAATCTGTTCCGCTTCGCCTTCAATACAGGGCTACGCAGCTCTGAGCTATGCGCATTACGTTGGACCGATATCGACTTTATAGGTAATACAGCGCACATACAGGCAGCCAGTGTCGTAGGCATATTGAAAGGCACCAAAACAAAAGCAGGCACCCGTAAAGTGAAATTAAACAGTGAGGCTCTGGCGGCTCTGCAAGCACAAAAGCAATTCACATTCATGAAAAGCGAGTTCATATTCAGTGACCCCAAAACGAAAGAGCCTTGGGCGAACGCTGATGCAATCCGCAAAAAAGCATGGGTTCCCACCCTTAAAAAAGCCGGTGTCCGTTACCGTAACCCCTACCAGACGCGACACACGTTCGCCACGCGGCACATCAGCCAAGGTGTAAATCTATTCTGGCTTGCTGGCCAGATGGGCCACAAAGGACCGGAAATGCTGTTCCGACATTATGGTCGCTACCTTTCGGCCTATGATGGCAAAACGTCACTTGATAACCATGCACAACATTTTACGTGATCGCCCTATGCGCGCGTTTCCAATCACAAACATAGCAAAACTGAAGACCACCTTGATTAAAAAAATAAGCTATCATCTATGTAATCAATAGGTAAAAAAACAGTGCAAACCACCAAATAAAACATTAAAAATCATGATGTTACACATTAGCAAGAAACAATACAAAAACATTTCACTTGACTTATCTTAATATTATGATTTTAAAGAAAAATATTTTTTTAACAAGACAGTGTATGGACTGTGATAGTACTTGAAGAGTGGTAGTACAAGCTGTTATCCTTTGCTCCACAAATACAAGATTTTGTTGTTTTTTGATTTTCAATCACTTAGCGTATCAGCGGCGAAACGCAATAACTGGAGTCCACTATGAAAAAAACCCTAGCAGTAGGTTTTGGTGAAGGTTAACTTCTGATCTTTACTATTTAAAAAAACGCTCTCCATTAGCACAACAAGACCTCCTCATGGAGGTCTTTTGTTATAGGAAACAAAGAGATGGCAAGGATTATTGTCAACATCAGCGCAACAGTTTTCACCCTTATGCTCTTATTTAGGGCATTGTTCACTTACATTTATCCAGACACACTTCCTTTCGATATAGCTATCATCGACTGGCTTGTCGTAGCTTCAGGTTCAGGTGCTGCCATTTCTTCTATCTTCTGCTTTATCAAAAAACGCTACCCCGATACAGCAGAATTTTTACCGATGTTCAGCACAATTTGTTATGTGATCGTGCTGATCGGATACGCAATATTAAGGTACACCCCCACATATCAAACCTCATTGTCAATAATGGTTACAGGGATGTTAGTTGGTATGGGATGGTGGATACAGTGCATTACTTCTGCAGCCAATACTCGCAGATCACATACCCTGAACATGATCATTAACACGCGAACCAGCCCGGAATACCAGAAACAATTAAGAAACAGCACCGCTTTCTATCGAGGTATGCGCTATGTACCACAAGAACTTTCAGAATGGCGATGCAACCCTGATAAAGACGAATATAAGAATATGAAAGTACCGGAAGAATATCGCGACGCAATTAATGGGCTTCTATATATTCTTAACTACTTTGAGTTTCTTGCCCAAGGGATCAAATTCAAAGATTTAGATGACGGGTTACTAAAAGAATGTTTCTCAAGCTTCCTAAGAGGCATCGAGAGGCGAGGGTTTCACATGATCTTAGAGTCGCAAAAGCAAGATCCAGCAGCATTTGAAGGAATTATTTATCTTTCTAAAAAATGGAATGGTTCATCATTTGTAGAAACTCACCGATCAAACCCAAATACTGTTGAACTTGGTATCCCTTATCCTTCAAACGAAATTGTTGAGAAAATGGTGAAGGGCATCCCCATCCTTGAGGAAGAACCAGCGCCAGAGTTACATCTTGCCTCCGAAACAGAGACTCAGTAATGACACAAGAGGGATATCAATATGCACGTAAAATGCACTTAGCCAGTATCAAAACTTAATAACTAAATATATTCAATGAGTTATGCTATTTTCGGACACGGGTTCAACTCCCGCCAGCTCCACCACTTTTTAGTTGTTTGAAGTACAATGAAGTCTACTAAGCCCGCACAGCACAAGCTCTGCGGGCTTTTTTACGTCTATTGTCGTCCAGTGAGAATTGCTGAGAACTACGAGTTATGGCACCCTGAATGAGACCCACTAAGAAGGGTCCAAAAACCGAGGGTCCCAAAATGGCAAAAATCGCTAAGAAGCTCACTGACACTGAAATCAAAAGCACCAAGCCAGCCGACAAAGAAATCAACTTGTTTGACGGAGATGGTTTGATACTACGAATCGCTCCCCTCTCGAAAGGAGGAAAGAAGAATTGGTATTTCAGGTATGCAGTGCCAGTGAGTAAAAAAAGAACCAAAATGAGCCTTGGGACCTATCCTCACCTTACACTGGCAAGAGCCAGAGCCTTACGTGATGAATATCTTTCCTTTCTGGCAAATGGTGTTGATCCACAAATCCATAACAACGATAAGGCGAAGGCATTAAAGAGTGCTACTGAGCACACTCTCCAAGCCGTAGCGCGGAAATGGTTAGATGAGAAGGTAAAGACATCAGGTATCTCACAAGACCATGCAGCAGACATCTGGCGCAGCTTAGAGAGAAATGTCTTTCCTGGTCTGGGTAATGTCCCTATCAATGAGATCCGGCCTAAGCTCTTAAAACAACACCTTGATCCTATTAAGCAACGAGGCGTATTGGAAACTCTACGCCGTATCATTTCACGTCTGAATGAAATCTTCAGGTGGGCAGCTACTGAAGAACTTATTGAGTTCAACCCGGCTGACAACCTTGGTCAAAGATTCAGTAAACCAAAAAAGCAAAATATGCCTGCCCTTCCCCCAAGCGAATTGCCAAGGTTTATGGAATCTTTGACGAATGCGTCAATCCGGTTGGAAACACGTATGCTAATTGAATGGCAATTGTTGACATGGGTTCGTCCGGGTGAAGCCGTTCGCGCAAGATGGTCTGATATTGATACAACCAACAGCATTTGGAACATTCCTGCTGATTTCATGAAAATGAAAAAGCCTCACAAAGTTCCTTTGAGTAAAGAAGCTTTGCGCATCCTTGAATTAATGAAATCAATAAGTGGGCATAGAGAATGGGTTTTCCCCAGCATTAAAGCGCCTCTTAATCATATGCATGAACAAACAGCCAACGCAGCTATCATCCGAATGGGGTTCGGAGGCGAGCTTGTAGCTCACGGTATGCGTTCTATTGCGCGAACAGCGGCAGAGGAGTCTGGTAAATTCAGAGCTGAAGTTCTTGAGGCAGCGCTTGCCCACTCGAAAAAAGATGAAATTATCGCAGCATACAATCGTGCAGAATATCTGATAGAGCGACAGAGTTTGATGCAATGGTGGAGTGATTACGTTCAAGCTCAAAGATCAAATGCTCTGGTAGCCTAA